CGGATCCCCCCGTACACCTCCTGGCTTAGAGCCTCCTCCCCTGGGCCTTCTCCTGAGACTTCGCTCTGCCGATCAGCCTGAAAACCGGGCTTACGAAGAGGGTTTGGGCTTAAGGGGTTAGGGCCTCTGGGTCAGCGGGGGTCCTCCGTTCTAGGAGTTCCTTTCCCGACGGCTTGCGCTCCGCTCCTGGGCGGAGTCCTTCCGTTTTTCAGAGGGCGGCCGTCTCCGGGTTCACGGGAACCGGTTTGGGGAGGTTTGAACAACTCCTCGCCGTAGCCCCGCCTGGGCCGCTAGGCTTACTACCCATGGACACGGAGCGGATCAACACCGAGGAATTGAGCCTCGACGTCGTAACGCGGAAGCAGCAGAGGGAGGAAACCTCCCTGGAGGTGCTGCACCGGAGTCTGGAAAAGGTCTACGCCCGGTTCAAACCGGAGATCGAAAGCGACAACCCGGATTTGAACCAGAGGGCGGTCATGGCGGCGGCCGTACTGGCCATGGTCCGGGCGGCTCCGACGTACCGGGATGCCAGGGAGGGTCTGAAGCAGCTCCAAACCATCCACGGCCATTCCGTTACGAAGCACGAAACGCACAATCACCTGAACTTGGACTCCAGGCTGGCAGCCGGGATCCAGGAGGCTCAGCGGCTGGGGCTGCTCGAGCCTGAATTGAAATCAGCGGTCGTGGAGATTTCGAATGGCCATCAAACGAGTCGGGACGGGCAACCCTCCCCCGCCGGTCCCGCATCTGTTCGAGTCGAGGAAGCACGGGGGGTGCGGACCGGAACTGGACAAGGCGGAGGTGCTGCGACAGTTCAAGGAGAGTCAGGGCTACCCGTACTCGGGTCCTCCCAAGCTGACGGTGACCGAGACGCCGAAGGACGAGTGAGTGCCTGAGCTCTCGGCGCAGAGGAAACAGCAGCTCCAGGCGTACGCCCAGGTGCTGAAGCTCCCGACTCGGTCGAAAGCCGAGCAGGAGATGCGGGTCCGTACCTGGGATGAGCTGCTGTGGGAGTGCGCGAAGGATGACCCGTGGTTCTTCTGCCGGACGCTCCTTAGGAGCAAGAACGAACACGGGGGGAAGGACTCGCCCTACGAGCCGTTCCCTGACAAGGAGTTCCTGCGGCAGACCGTCCGGGCCTGGGAGGACGTCGCCGCCCGGCCGACCAACCGGCTCCTGCTGATCGCCAAGTCGAGGCAGATGCTCCAGAGCTGGCTGGTCATGGCCATGGCGCTCTGGACGGCCATGACCAAGCAGGCGCAGTTGGTGATCGTGCAGAGCAAGAAGGAGATGGACGCCGGCAACCTGCTCGAGCGGGCCTTCGGGATCTGGACGAGACTGCCGCAGACCGTGCGGGAGCTCGTGCCGTGCATCTCCGGGCACGTGCATTTGGAGTTCCCGACCACGGACTCCCGGATGATCGGGATCCCGGAGGGGCCGGACCAGATCCGGTCCAATACGGCGTCGCTGCTGATCGGGGATGAGAGCGCATTCCAACCGAGCTTCCTGGAGGCGTACACCGCGGCGCAGCCCTCGTTGAACGGCGGGGGCATGGGGGTGTTCGTCAGCTCGGCGGCGCCGGGTCCGTTTGCGTCGCTGGTGCTGGACGAGGCTTAGACGGGAACTCAATCCTCTGCATCTCCTCGCCCATCTCCCTCTTCTCTAAGGAGCGCCGGGCGATCACGACGCAGGGGGTGAGCTCGAGCCGGTTCGTGGTCCAGTAGGTCGAGAGGGCGACGGCGGACGCCTCTACGTGGAGGTCCTCATCCATGCCGACCCGAACGGGCAGCGCCGGGTCGTGGGTCCGCAGGATCTCGATCAGGTCGTAGACGGTCACCTACCCCTCCTTCCCGAGCTTGTCGTGGTCACGGAGGGCGGCGAGTCGGGCCTGCACCCGCCGGTACAACTCGTTCCCCTCTAAGTCGTAGGGCACCTTGGAGGCGTAGATGTCGAAGTCCTTGGCCGCCTCCGCCACGCGCTCAAGAAGCACAGAGCGGCGGAGGGTGGCGAGGATGGCCTTGTCGTGCGCGTAGCCGCGGTCGAGCGATTCGTCGATGGTATTCGGCGCGAACACTTGTCGCAGCATCAGACGGTTCTCGACGCGCTTGATCTGCTCCTCCACGCTCACTTCCCGGCTCATCTTCGTGTCGCCCATCTCGTCAGCCTCCTCGCCATGAACTTCCTTCCCAAGTTGTCGAACTGCGCCTCATAGGCGTCCCTGTCGCGTAGCACCCTCCGCGTCTTCGGATCGCGGACCTTCTCGCAGAACTGGCATTCGAGCGGGCCGTCGTAGCGGATCGAGAAGTCGTGGAGCCCGACGAAGTGCAGCCACCACCGCACGCAATACTTCGGCTTCATCTCGTCAGCCTCCTCAGAACGCTTCCTAACGACTCCGCGGGCTGCGCTTGCGGGGCGGGGAGCCACGAGCCTTGTACTGACCGAACGCTTCCGTCGTCGTCGCGCCGCAGTTCATGCAGACCGCGTCTACGAAGAGGTGCTTGTTGAGAGCGCACCGCTTGCCCTTCATCCGCCTCGCACGCCTTGGCGAACCTCCGCGCGCGGGCTCGTCCGGCGGGGCAGCGGCAGCAGCGGACATCCGGCGCTGGAGGTTTCGGTGCGCCTCCAGGTGCATATTCGCGAGTTCGGCCTCCTGTACCCAAACTGACGACGGTGCCCGAGCCGTGACATCGGAGGCAGAACCAGGAGAAGGGCAGATCGCTGCGGAGATGTTGTCCTCCACGCGCGCCAGCAGCTCCCGAACGTCCCGCACGATCGCCCGCACGTAGCACAGCCGGACCAAGTTCGGAACGAATGCTTGCGAAGTGCGCCTCTTGTTCCTGCTCAAGCCGCACCTCCCATCACCCCGTCTCGTTCAGCGTCTTGCCCGGCTTGAAGCCTCGGCAGCCGCAGCGGTCGTCGGGGTTCTCGTGGTAGATCACCAGACACGGGAGTTCGGTCACCTCCGGGTTTCCCGCCGCGTTCACGCGCGTCTCCGTCTCCTTGCCGTGGAGCTTCCGGCGGTGGCCGCATTCGCACCAGACCTGGGAGTCGTCCGTCATGAGTGGTCGTCCTTGACTTCGAGCCCGCAGAAGCCGCAGGCCATGTACCCGGCCTTTGCAGAGAGGCTCCAGGAGTGGTTCGTCCGGTCCTCCTCGCAGGGGATCTGGCGCGCGGAGCTGAGCGTCGGCGCCGGCAGGGCCTCCGCCTCCACCTTGCTCGAGATCGCCTTCCAGGCCGCGTCCAGGTCGTCCGCGACGGCGCAGCGCCCGCACGAGCAGATCACCGCGACCTTGTCGCCCTGGCTGCGGACGGTGAAGTCGCCGTCCTTGTCGCAGCCGCCGCAGCGGTAGGTGGCGTTCATGGTCACTCCTTCGCGATCTGGGCGCGGAGCCAGCGGAGGGCGTCCACCGTGGAGTTCTTGGGGTTGCCAGCCGGGGAGTCGTTCCTGTCGATGACGTCGGTGAGGTTGTCGTTCCCGAACGTCTTCTTCGCCAGGGTCTTCTGCACGTTGCCCTTGAACTGAATTCGCGGCGGATCTCCCCACGCACTCCTCTGCTGCACGAGCCGGTTGCCCGTCACCGCCGCGAGGCACCCGATCGCGCAGAACGAGGCGGACTCGAACACGCGGTTGTCGTTGTCGTCGTAGTCGAAGTCGATCTCGGCGTGGGTCGCCGGCCGCTTCTTCGCGAGCTTCAACGCCTCGTCGATCGCGCGGAGCTTCAGCTTCTTCGGCCACTTGCCCTTGATCTTCGAGTGGATGATCTTGACCCCGAGCTTCTTCAGCAGCCCGCCGAGCTCGAGGGACGACTTCTTGCCCTTGGTCACGTTCCGATCTCCTTTTTGGTTTCGACTCAGGCGACGCGCCAGACCCGGTAGCCGCCCTTCTCCTTCTTGGTCGTGAACTTCCACCCGTGGTTCTTGGCCCAGGACCACGCGGCAGACCGAAGCGTGGCGGACCCGGACGGGGGGTAGTCCTTCTCCTTCAGGAAGAAGCTCTGCCCGACCTCCATCTTGGCCCACGGGTACTTCGTCCGTTCGCGGCCGGGCCTGGGAATCGGGATCTTGGATTCGAGTTTCATGGATCTCTCCGGGTTGAAGGGGGTGAACTGTAAGACCCGGTGGAGAGGAGGTCAAGAGGAATACGAACCCGGAAAGACGACCCGGTCCCTGCCCCTCCCTTTCCCTCCCGTAGATGACGAGGAGGGTGTCCCGCCGTAGTTCGGGCACTCGGTAAGGGGAGCCCCCCGGGCCGTCTCTAGCGCTGCCCGAGCCACGACTCCTAGCGCGATCCAGGGGTTCGCGGACTGCCCCGCCCCCTGTGGCGGCGTGTCTCGCTTGCATCGGCGCGAGGCCGGATCTTGAGCCGGCTGAGGGGAGTCTGGTAACTTGGGGACCAGACGCATCAGCACCGTCGAAGCTACCGCCCCTCCCGCGAGCCAGTCAAGCCGCGGTTCGAGGGGCGGTGGCCTTTTCGGGCCGCCTCGCTACCTTCCCGCGCAACCACGGGAGCAGCACATGGCCTTCACCGCCCCGACCTACGCGATCGGCTACGACCAGACCGAGCAGAACGCGAACGCGGTCCTGATCGCTGCGGCCATCAACAAGTGCGTCGCCGCGGCGCAGAAGAACCAGGAGGCGATCGCCGCCCTCCTGAACACGCACCAGAGCACGGACCTGTTCACGGCGGCCGCCCAGGCGGCGAACTCGGCGAAGGCGACCCGGGACCTCCTGCCGTGATGAATTCCAAGATCACGCGGCCCGACGCTCGCCGTCTGTTCCCGCATGGAAAGAACCCCAAGCCTTCAGCCGTGGGCGGGTGACCCGGAGATGGCCGACACGCCCGGGATCCGAGAGCGCCTCGCGGGGATCGAAGAGAAGCTGGGCGGCTTTCGCGTCGATTTCGCCGAGCACCGGCAAGAGGACCGGGACGGGTTCGACGCGATCACCAGCCGGCTCGAGCGGCTCCTCGACGGGGACGCCAGCAAACCGGGGCTGGTTACGCGCGTCGATCGGCTGGAACAGACCGAGATGCGTAGGAACCGCACCTATTGGATCGCGGTGACCGCCGCGATCACCTCCGTCGTGGGCCTCCTAATGAACATCTTTCTCCACCGGCCATGATCCAGGGCACCCACCGCGAGCTCTGCCCGCACCTCGAGCGCTGGGAGAACAAGAACGGCGCGACGGTGCTCCGCCTCCACTGGAAGGCCGACCCCGACAAGACGGAAGCCTGGGCGGAGGACTTCGCCAAGACCTTCCCCGGGGGCCGTGAGGGGTGGCTCTGGCAGCGCGAGATGGAGATTTCGTTCAAGGGCATCGGCGGGAAGCGCATCTTCCCCGAGTTCGCCCGCGGGACGCACGTGGTCAAGGCGTTCGACGTCCCCGAGGAATGGCCGAAGTGGCGGGTCATCGACCCGGGCGTCCAGCACGCCTTCGTCTGCCTGTGGTTCACGGTGGACGGCTTCGGGACCACGTACGTCTACAAGGAACACCACCAGAAGGGGTGGAACGACATCGGCCGCCATGTCGAAATGATCAAGGGCATGACCGGGCGGGACAAGATCGAGTTCACGCTGATCGACCCTTCGGCGTTCGCCATGACGCTGGCGGCGCAGGGGCGTACGGTGGCGGAGCTCCTGTCCGAAAAGGATTTGCCGGTCGTGCCGGCGCACCGCGCGGGGAAGAAGAGGAACCAGTTCCCGGCGCTCGGCGACCTGCTGCGCCTTGGAAACCTGGGTGAACCGAGGTTCAAGGTCTTCGACACGTGCCCCAACACGATCGAGGAGTTCCTGACCTACCACTGGAAGGAGGCCGCCGACCCGCAGTCCCCGGATCCCGAGGAGCCGTTCAAGAAGGACGACGACGCCGTGGACTGCTGCCTCTACTTCGCCGCCTGGGTGAATCCGGAGGCCGAGGCGTTTCAGGCGCGGAGGAAGGATCCGTACAGTAAGTGGTACGACGGCGACCGGGCGGACAAGATCCTCGCGGACGCGAACCGTCGCCACGCTCAGTACGTGGATTCGGAGGACGACTGATGTTCAAGGCGAAGGCGGCTCCGGAGGACGACTACCTGCTCAAGTACAAGGCGAAGCAGGAGAAGCTCCACGAGTTCATCGCCACCCTGACGGAGCGCGCCGCCAAGTGGCCGCTGGCTCCCCGGCCGTACAACATCGACGACCCGAACGGCCGCATCGGCGACGCGCTCAGGATGGAGCTCGAGGGGATCGTCGATCAACTGAAAGCCCTGGAGGCACCGTGATTATCGAGTTGGTCTGCATCGGCGCGTTCATCCTCGTTTCCTGCGGATTCGCGCTGATCTGCGCCCGGTTCTTTCGCGAGGTCGAGAAGTCTCGCGCCGAGACGATGGTGTCCTACGGCAAGGAGATCGCGCGGGTACTTGCCCAGGCGGACGAGAGCCGCAAGGCGGCGTGGACCGAGCTCGAGCACATGAGCGGGCGCCTCGTCGCCGTCGCGTGGCCGGTCGGCCACCAAGTCCACCGCACGACCTCCGGCGTGGTCGAGGGCGCGCAGCAGAAGATCGCCCCGCACTTCGCCAACGACGGCCCGGTGACCGAGGAAGATTCCCCGCTCGACCCGACGACCGGGCTTGACCGGCTGATGGAGCGCAACGGCCACGGCCTCGACACCCGCCCGCGCTCGGTCCCGACGCCGGACGGGTACGAAGAGGAGCAGGAGGAGCAGCAGCCGTGATGCCGTTCGGACCACAGGCCGGCTCGGGGTTCATGTCCCCGACGCCGCAGCAGCCGATGGGGATGGACCCCATGGCGGACTGGACGATGCAGAACGACGCCCGCCAGCAGGCCCTCATGCACGGAATGCGGGGGATGCTGAACAACCAGTACCAGGGCAACCTCCAGGGTGCCGGGATGATGGGCGCGCGCGTCGCGAATCAGGGTCTGGGCAATCCGATCGGGCAGGCGCTCGCCCCCGTCGGCCAAGCGGTCCGGTCCGGGGCTTCCGCGTTGAAGGGGCTTGCCGGGTTCGGGGCGCAGCAGTCGTACAACGTCGGGGGGCCGACCACCCTCGGTGCCACGAGCGCCAGCTCGGCCGGGTTGACGGCGGGGCAGGGGCTATCGACCGGGGCAGGGCCGGGTACTTACCCCGCAGCGGGGGGCAGCCTTGCGGGCGATACCGCCGGAGCCGGCGGCTCGGGCGCGGGATCCCTCCTCGGCCCGGCCCTCACCTACGCCGGGGCCGCGTACGCCGGATACTCCGGGATCACCGGGGCGCAGGCGCGCACGGACCGGCTGCACGAGGCGATCTCCTACGGAATGTCCGACGAGGACGCAGCCGCGCTGAAGCAGAAGACGTTCAACGCCGGAGTCCATGACTCCGGGATCGGCGCGCTCACCGGCGCGGCTGGAGGCTTCCTCGGCGCGGGACCGGTGGGCGCCGTCGTCGGCGGGATCGGCGGAGGGATCGGCGGCGCCGCGCAGGCGTGGCAGTCGGCCGACAGCGGCAGCGAGAGGTGGGAGATGCAGAAGGAGTTCCAAAAGAACCCCTTCAAGCGCTGATCGCTGGCATTTCGAGGCGCGGGCAATACCTTCCCGCGCGTGATCCAGACCTCCATCCGGAACGAACGCCGCGCCAACGCCACCCCGATCGAGCCGACCCCGGAAGATCAGGAGGCGCTGCGCGATCTGAATGATAGTTACAACCCGGAGGGCGCGGAGCGGCTGGCCCAGGAGCGACAGTGGGCGATCAACATCGCCTTCCTCCGGGGTTTCCACTATCACAAATACGACCAGACCACGCGGACGATGCTGTTCCGTCCGATGCAGAAGCGCTGGCGGGTGTTTGCAGTTCGAAACCACATCCGCGCCTATGTCGAGCGGCGCGTCGCCACCCTCTCCGGCTTCGACCCCGACTACATCGTCAACCCGGCGAACGAGGATCAGGACTCGTTCCTGATCGCCGAGACGGGGGAGAAACTCCTCAAGTACGAGTGGCGCCACGGCGAACTCGACCTGCTGATGCAGGACGTCTTCTACTGGATGGAGGTGACCGGCAACGCCTTCCTGAAGACGACCTTCAACGCGCAGTCCGGCACCGCGTACGCCGAGGACATCCCGGCGATGGTGGACGGCCAGCAGCGCATGACGCAGAACGTCATGTACGAGGGCGACCTCGAGCACGAAGTCGTGCCGAGCTTCGCCATCCACACCGAGCCATACCTCCTGACGCCGTCGCACGCGAACTGGCTGGTGGAGGAGCGCTACCGGCCGATCGAATGGGTCGAGCGGAACTTCCCGGAGTACGCCGACTACGTCCCGATGGGGTCGCCTATCTCCGGGACCGGACGCGGCCGCCGCGGGCTCATCGACTTCTCCTCGCCGGCCGGGCTGTTTGCTGCGACCGACAACAAGGCGATCCAGAACTACTGCTTCGTCCGGGAGAAGTGGGCCAAGCCCTCGATCGACTACCCGAAGGGCCGGCTCATCATCGCGATCGAGGACATGATCGTCCGCAACGGGGACAACCCCTGCCCGGACCATGAGCTGCCGTACCGGTGGTTCCGCTCGCAGCCGGTGCCAGGGACCGCGTGGGCCGACTGCAACGTCACCCACATGATCTCGCCGCAGAAGGATCTGAACCGCCTCGTCTCGCAGCACATCGAACACATCGTCCTGACCGGCCGCGCCAAGGTGATGGAGCACTCGACCAACAAGCTCCAGGACGGCGCCTTCCGGACCGAGATCGGGGACACGATCCTCTGGAACGGAATCAGCGAGCCGCACTACCTCGTGCCGCCGCCGATGCCCAACGACCTCTCGGAAGAGGTGCTGCGCTGCTCGCAACACTTCGACTCGATCACCGGCCAGTACGGGCCGGCCCGAGGCCAGTACCAAGGGAAGATGTCGGGCCGAGCCATCGACGCCCTGGTCGAGATGGACCAGAAGTCCGAGGAGCCGGTCGTCAAGCGCATCGCGAAGGAGCTCGAGCGCTGGGGCTCCATGACGCTCAAGTGGATGCGCGACTACGTGTCCTCGGAGCGCACAGTCCGGATTGTCGGCAAGAGCAACGAACTCTCGATCATCTCCTTCGCCGGAGCTGACCTCGAGAACGCCACCGACGTCACGATCGACATCGACAGCGTGACGCCCAAGAGCAAGACGTTCGCGCTCACCATGATCCAACAGCTCGCCCAGGTCGGGATGCTGAACCCCGGGAACCCGGAGGACAAGCAGCGCGCCTGGAAGATGATGGCAATGCGGACGGACGAGCAGTTTGTGAAGAACAAGATCCGCGACCAGCGCGACGCCACCATCGAGAACCGGCTGATGCTGCTCGGCATCCCGGTCGAGGATGCTCAGTGGTATCAGGACGCCGACTCGCACTACATGACGCACACCGACGCCATGAAGTCGGACGAGTACAAGAAGGCGCCGCCGGTCGTGAAGCTGTGGTTCATGAAGCACATGGAATCGCACCGCATCCTGACCATCCCGCAGGTCGGCGTCACGCTGCCGCCCGAGGCCACGATGTCGGAGGGAACTCCGACCGGTGGAAAGAAGGAGGGCGGCGGGGGCGGTGGGTCGCAGTCGCGTGGATCTCCGCAGCCTTCGGGCGGCGGTTTCCAGTGAGGTAGGAAATGGCCGTCAACACTTCAACGATGGTTCCGCTCGGCCCGCACCGGATCTACAGCTCCGACGACGGGCTGATGAAGTTCATGTTCGTGGACATCACCCTCCAGGCGTCGGTCACCTACGACTCGACGCTGCGGGTGGACATGACCAACTTCAAGAAGCTCTACACCTTCAACATGGCAGCGACGGCGGGCGAGGTCGGGAAGGAAGTGAAGATCAAACAGATCGTCTTCCTCTCCCCGATCACGTACGCCGCGGCCGGCACCGGACAGGTGAAGGCGGCGTGGCGCGGGCTGAAGCAGTTCCAGATCCTGCTGTCGATCATCGGCACCAACGGCAACACGGCGACGACCGGGCCGAAGGACGAGGCGGAGCTCGGAGCGGTCAGCTCCGGGTCGCCCGCCGGCCATGTCCACGCCATCGTTTACTTCTGAAAGGCGACCCATGGCACTTCAGGTTGCGAAGCGAAACTCTCCAGACGACGGCCCGGTCATCATCGCCGGGAAGAAGCACGCCTGGGCGATCTTCTCGTGGGAGGCCGCGGACGCCTACGTCCCGACGACCCACTCGACCACGAAGCCGTTCAACAACGGCACGGCGGTCGGCGGTGAAACCAAGCCCCTCGCCGGCAAGAACCCCATCGACCTTTGGGGCATCCGGTACATCGACGAGATCCTCTGGGAAGGTGCCGGCGGCTCGGACGCCGACATCCCGACCGGATCGGTGAAGCCGGTCTGGGTCCGGAACGGCCAGTACATCAAGCTCATCCCGGTTGGCAACACGGGCACGGGCGGCACGCTCACCGCCGTCGCCGAGGTGGAGCTCACCGCCGTCGCCGGGAACCTCGAGTCCCTCGTTCTCTACGGCGAAATCATCGGAGACTGACCGTGGCGCTGACTCCCAAGTTCTCCCCCATCAACGAGGACGCCACCGCCAAGGGCCGGCGCTGGAGCCGGCTCGGCCAGTACAAGTACGCGCTCGGGAAGCTCACCTTCACCGACGGCGACGTCTACACGACCGGCGGGTTCGGGATCGAGGGCGCCCAGGTCGGCACGACCGGGGTGTCCGGGAAGTTCTCGAATCTCCTCGAGGCGGGCCTCGGCATCCGGACCATCGAGCACCTCGAGTTCAACGGCGTGAGCACGACCTCGACTGGCAATTTGAGCGGGGCTTTGTACGCCGTGTGGGACTACACGAACAAAGTCGTGAAACTGATCCAAATCGGACGGGCGACGGACAACACGAAGCCTGCCCCCGACGCGGAGATCACCAACGGAGCATTGCTGACGGGAGTGACCCTCCCGTTCATCGTGATCGGAACGTGAACTGAGGACGGGCCAACCGAGCCTTCGGCGCCGCGCAAGCGGCCAACCAAGCCTTAGGTGCCCACGGAGAAACGCATGGACCTCGCAACCAAGAAGGCATTCGAACTCAAGATGGCGAACAAGCTCGCGGAGCTCCAGGGCAAGGAGGTGGCACCGGCCGAAGCGCCGGCAGCCGAACCGACTCCTGACGCACCGCCGGTTCAGCCTGACCCGGAACCGGTCGCAGTACCGGACGCTCCGGCCGAGGTCGAGCCCGAGACGCCCGACGCTCCTTCCGACGAGTGGCACGAACTGAAGCAGGAGTTCGGCTCGGCGAAGGCGGCGCGCGAGGCTCTCGAGAATCAGCGGGCGATGGTGGCCGAATCGCACCAGCGCAACGCCGAGGCGGCGCGGGAACGTCAGGAAGCGCGGATGCTGTTCGAGCAGACCCGCGCGCTCCAGAACCAGTTGAACGCCCAGACGCAGGCCCTGGCCCAGATGGGCGAGGCGGACCCGCAGGCGGGCATCCAACTGCTCTCCGCGATGGCGAAGCGCAGTCCCGCGCAGCAGCAGGTCGATCCGATCGTGTCCACGCTCACCGCGCGGCTCGATCAGATGGATCAGGCGATGGCGCAGCAGCGCTTCACCACCAATCAGGCGATCACGGTGCAGGCGGCGCACGAGGCCGTCCGCAACTCCGAAGTGCTGTCCGAGCTGGCGAAGGCCAACCCGGCGCTGGCACAGGAGGCCGCGCAGGAGGTGGTGCAGAAGCTCTACGACCGGGACATGAGGACGCCGGGGACGGTCGTTCCGACCAACTCGACGACCTTTGCTCCGGTGGTGGCCGAGGCACTCCGCGCGGTCGAGAAGAAGTACCGCAGCATCGGCGACGCGAAGGTGCAGTCCTGGAAGACGACTCACGCCGTCAACGGGAAGAAGGCACCGCCGAGTTCGAAGGGGCCGAGTGCGAGCGCTCGCACCGCTCCGCCGACCACGAAGGCACCGCCGAACATGACGATGCGGGCTCGTGGCGACTGGTTGGAAAAGCAAATCAAGGCGAAGCTCGAGTCCCTGAAGGACTCGGTCTGACGCCCTGCATGGGAGCCTGAACGATGGCCGCCGATACGATTGTCACGGCAGCCGTTCTCTTCAAGGACGTCTTCATCGGCGAGGTGCGTGACCAGCTCAACAGCGGTTACAACATCTACGCGACGGTGGAGAAGCGGACTCGAAGCGGCGGCAACGCGCAGGGGACGACTCCCCAGCGGTACGTCCACTTCCCCCTGCGAACCGGCCGTAACTCGGCCGGCGGGTTCATGACGCCGGAAGGCATCCTGCCGACCGCGATCGCTCAGACCTTCGACGAGGGCAAGTACAGCCCGACGTTCATGTACCACCCGTTCAAGGTGTCCGAGGCGTTCCTGAAGCTCGCCAAGGACAACACGGCGGCGTTCATCCAGGGCACCCGCAAGCTGTTCGAGGAAAACACCTCGGACATCATGGACAAGTACGAGCGCATCATCATGGGCGACGGCTCCGGCACCCTCGGTGTCGTGAACGCCACGCCGACGATCGCCAACACGATCGTCCTGAACTGCCGCACGGACGCGCGCAAGTTCTCGGTCGGCCAGCGGCTCAACGCCTTCTCGGCGCGCACCGCGGGTGCGACCCAGCGCACGTTCTCGACGGCGTCGGGCAAGCTCAACACGGTGACGGCGGTGGACATCGACACCGGCACGCTCACCCTGTCCGACGACGTCGTGGCGGAAGACGACATCGTGACCGGCGACGTTCTGGTCCAGGGCAACGATCAGGCGTCCACGGGCTCGACGTACTTCATGGCCCGCACCCTGACGGTGGGCTACGAGCCGGAAGGGCTCGACGGCATCGTCTCCGACCGCGATCCTCCGATGCGGACGGGCGTGACCTACGGCGGTCTCTACGGTGTGCTGTCTCCGAAGGACTACGGCGGCAGCGCGAACGCGAACGGCCGCTCCTACTGGCGCTCCTACGTCGGTCGCAACGGCACGGCGTACAACACGAACACGGGCCGCAAGCTGACCGACAAGCTCCTGAACGACTCCATCGACGCGGTCCGCATCCTCGCGGGCGGCGGCATGGAGCCGGACTGCTTCATCGCCTCCTACGGGCTCCGCTGGGAGTACGTGGACACGAAGCAGGGTTCCCGCCGCACGGTCAACACGATGAAGATCAGCGGCGAGACGGGCGGCGGCTACACCGAGAACGAGAAGACCGAGACGTACACCGAGTTCATGGGCAAGCCGATCATCCCGACGCGCTACGCGCCCTGCACCACGGACGGGACCAACCTCACCGCCTCGATCCTGGCGGTGAACCTCTCGCGCCTGTGGATCGACGAGTGGGCGCAGCTCGACTTCATGCAGGCGGACGGCTCCATCTTCAAGTGGGCGCCGGACCGCACGCCGATGTACGAGGCGATCATGGTCCACCCGTGGAACACGGTGACGGACCAGCGCAACGCGCACAGCAAGATCGTGGACGTCCTCGCGACGGACCCGGTCTGATCTCCTGAGTGACGGCCCGGGCGGAGGTTTCCTCCTTTTCCTCCGCCCGGGCCTTTCTGGAGCGACGATGCGGCCTCCGTTCTGCAACTACGAGATCGACGAGGCTGCCCGGCCCCTGGAGAACGGCCGGGTGGTCGCCGACCCCCTCGCCATCGCCCTGCCGTGCAACTGCGCGTCGGGGCACTTCAAGGACTTCGCCGAGCGGCTCGAGCGGTTCCATCGGGAGCTGCGGCTCGGCTTCGACTGCACCGCCGGCTGCTACATGGTGTACCGCCGGCTCCCCAACGGCATCTACCTCCGGATCAAGCCCTGCCAGTGGGTCGTGATCCGGCGCGTGAACGGCGGGAACAAGTTCTTCCACTTCCCGCGCGACCCGGGCGACTGGCTGCTGCGCGATCTCCAGGAGTACGCGCCCGCGCAGTTCGAGCTCGACGGGTCGTGGGTCGGCCCCAAGGCGGACGCGATGGCCAAGGCGGCCACGGCCGAGAATGACCGGAAGGTGCGGGAGATCGGCGGTCAGGTCTGGGACGACGTCATGTCCGTGGCTGACCGCGGCGACCCGACCAAGATCCGAACCGGGGTCATGGTGAGCAAGTGAACCGCGGGGACATCCGCAACTACGCCTACGACTTCCTGAAGACGAGCGAGTCTCAGGGGCCGTGGTCCGTTGCCGAGATGGACCGCTACGCGCAGGACGCGCACATGAAGATGTTCGGCATGGTGGCCGACACCTTCGAGCACTTCTTCGCCGTGACCGCGAACCTGAGCGAAGTGACCGGCGTGGACCTGATCCAGCTCCCGACCGACCTCTACCGGATCCTTTCGGTCGAGCGGATCGGCGGGCTGCAATCGACCGCGCAGTACCCGATGTTCCTGACCAAGATCGAGCGGACGCAGAACGACATCAACGGCTGGCGCGGGAACCCCTACCTCTACTCGCTGATTCAGACGATGGCGTACCCGATGGCGTACTACGCGATCGGGCAGAAGCAGATCCGCCTGATCCCGATCCCGGGGGCGTCGTCCACCAACTCGCTGCGCCTCTCCTACATCTACCGCCCGACGCCGCTGGTGGGGGACACCGACGTCCCGTTCCAGCAGACCGCGGGCACGGGCGGGGCGGGGACCGACAACCTCGTCGAGTTCCACGACATCCTCCCGCTCTACATGATCGAGAAGTGCCTCCTCACCCCTGGGGAAGAGAACCCTGGGCTCGCGGGCGAGGTGCGCTCGATGCGGCTCGAGCGTGAGAACGAGCTCAAGACCTACCTCTCCCGCATCAACCTCCAGGCCCCTCGGACGATGGACGTCACCGACGGGGTCACGGACTACGACTGACGGAGCGACGACATGGCCGGATCACTCGAACAGCTCAAGGCCCTCGCGACCGACGCGAACGGCTCCCCGATCCAGAACATCCTCGGCACCTACGGGCCGAACAAGGACGCGGGGCACCCCGACTCCGTCGTGACCGCGAACGGCTACGCGCAGTCGTGGACGGTCAAGTTCACGAACTCGGCGAGCACGATCACCGTGCTCACGGGCGCCGCCGGCACGCAGACGTTCTTCCTCCGTACCGGCGAGTGCTACCGCATGACCATCGTGGGCGCGGTCATCACCGACAAGGCGTTCCTCGAGATCGGCTTCGGCGAGACGGCGGACCCGGACTCGGGCGTGTTCCCGGCGCTCCCCGCGGCCGGACCGACCAACGCGATCTCCGCGCTCCTCTGGTCCTGCTGCATCGACCCGAACTTCGACTTCAAGGCCATGCCTGGGCAGAAGTACATGGCGGTGAAGGTCGGTCCCGACGCCTTCGCCTCTCCCGCGACCGGTGGCCCGTGGCTGTGCATTCGCCACCTCGTGTGAGCCGCCATGCCGACCTACAACCCGCTCGTCGTCGAGGGGCACCGCTTCGGACTGAACATTCGAACGAAGCCGCACGCCCTCATGCCCGGCGAGTGCGTCGCCGCTGAGAACGTCGATTTCTCGCAGAACTCCGAGCGCAAGCGCAACGGCACCGTCCCGGTCATGCTCGGCGAGGTGGACAACGCGATCCGCGGCCCGGCTCCCGGCACCTCCTGCTACGTCCACGGGACCGACCACGGGATCGAGTTCCCGGAGGCGATCACGGAAGGTCCGGGCAGCGACACGCCGCTCGCGGGCGCCCCGCTGCTCGCCAATGCGCACACTCGCTTCGACTTCCACCACCACCGTCACGGCTGCATCGTCATTGCGCCGGACGACATGGATCAGATCCAGTGTCTCGAGCCGCAGACCGGCAACCCGATCTGGGCGGTCGAGTTCCTCCTCTGGACGGACAACATCCCGTTCCTGAAGACGGACAAGTCGGCGGCGACCCCGGCGCAACTGAACTTCGTGCAGATCCTCGCCTCCAAGTCGCAGGGCTCGGCGCACCAGTGGGACCTGATCGCGATCCCCGATACGACGAGCGTGAACCGGGTGGCGCTCGCCCTCGTCGTCTACACGGGCGGCAACGTCGCGAACCCCAACTACTTCTTCTACTCCCAGGGCAACGAGCGGGCGTGGCTCGAGCCCGGCAAGAAGACTTGGATCTCGTTCATCTGGGACGGGGTGAACCACGTTCGCACGAAGTATTGGAAGGACGGGAACAACACGGTCCTCGACTCGGATCAGGTGGTTCCGGGTCCGCTGCTCGCCGCTGGCAACGCGGGCGCCGGGGCGTGTCCCATCGTGATCGGCAGGAAGGCGCACCTCCAGAACCGGGACGCGGGCACGCGCGCGCGGGAGATGGGCTGGAACGGCTGCATCACCGAGATGCGCTTCTGGGACAGCAACCTTTCCGGCGGGGCAGGCTCGCTCCCGCCGCGGTGGGGCATCGTCTCCGCCGACCCCCCGGCCGCGAACGACTGGTATGTGGACCGCGAACTCGAGGACTTCCAGCTCTCGACGATCGACGCCGGCTCCACCGCCTCCTACGACCTGAAGCTCGTCTACCAGTTCAAGCACGACTTGGTCGGGACCACGAACGTCGGCGTCGCCCTCCCCGACAACGCCTCGCGCATCATCCGCGCGCGCTACCGCAACCCCGCGGCTCCGGCGGACAAAGCCGCCGCGTGGCTGACTGGCGCCGACGCCACCTGGATCCCGGGCGGGACCAAGCTCGGGGAGTTTGCGCTAGGGATCGTCCCCGCTGCCCCCACGGCCGCGTGGGAGAACACCTACAACAACGGACTCAAGACCGACGACATTACGCACTACGAGGGGTTCAAGACTCACATCGCCGGGGTCCGCATCCCCAACGGCCGCGCGTACCTGACCGCGAACAACCTGCTGACGTCCACGAACACCTCGCTCGCGTGGCCGAAGGGCTTCAGCGTGCGGACGACGGTACGGCCCAAGGCCGCCGGGTTCCTCTCGACCGAGGTGCAGACGATCTGGCAGATGTGCGCCGCGCGCAAGGGCGTGCCTGCCGGGGCGGTGGACGAGGGCGACTACTCGGTGGTCCCGGTCCTCGAACTCGCGATGGCCTTCAACGGCGGCCTGTGGAAGTTCCGGTGGACCGTGCTGGACGGCGCCGGGGCTCCGACCGTCCTCTGGAGTACGAACGCCATCACGCTCGGCCAGGAATACACCCTGCTCACGGCGACCCGGTGGGAGACGATCAACGGCGCGGACTCCTCCACAACTACGCTCTACATCGACGGGGCGCTCGATCAGACGAACACGGGGGCGTCCACCCGGCCGTTCTTGTCGCAGGCGACGGACTCGGAGACGTCGTCCTTCACGGACGAGAACGACAACGACCTGGACGGGCGCGACACGATCTACCCCATGTCGCTCGGCTTCTCGTCGGCGACGGCGCAGTTCGACACCGCAGCCCCGGTGAACCCGTTCTCCACGCGCTTCGGGTCCCAGAAGGGGAACCTCGGGTCGCCCACCTACGGCGACAGGAACTACTGGGCGCACCACAACAACAAGACGATCAAGAGCCCGAACGACGGCGTCCCCTACCGCGGGCAGGACGTCCTCATCGGAGACATCGGTGACCTCCAGATTTGGAGCAAGTGTCTTTCCGAGTCTGAGGCGCGGTCATTTGCGAGCCGCCCGCCGAACGCTTCCGAGACGAAGGCGTACGGCAAGGACTTGCTCTCGAATTGGAAGTTCGACGAGGGGACCGGGACGCTGCTGAAGGACTCGGGGTCGCTGAAGAACCACGTTCGGTTCAACCCGCTCCCGCTCGTCAGCTTTCAGACCGGGGCGATCCGGCGCACCGCGCGCCCGCCGATCCTTGGCCTCTGGCAGCTCCGCTCCGGCTCCGTGAACTCCTCGCTCGCCCCCAAGCGCAACGTCTTCGCGCTCGCGGGCGGCAACGTCCACCAGATGCTCCTGGACGACGCGGGCGACGGCTACCTCGAGTCGGTCGGCCGCTGCGTGACGCCGGAGCTCTACAACCCGACCCAGCTCACCCCGCGGCTCCCGACCGCGTTCCAGTTCAACGAGATGCTCTACATCTGCACCGGGCTCGGGGCGGTGAAGCGCGTCACGAACGGGCAGCTCTACGACGCGGGACTGACCCCCGTGTTCGGGAACATCGGTGACGACCAGACCAACCTCGGGTGGCGCGAGTTCGACCGGGACGGGACGTTCAACGTCTTCGGGCAGGCGCTCTTTGCCGCCGACCCCGGCAACTTCGAACAGGACGGCACGACCGGCTGGATGATGACGTACTACGACCCGGTGGCGGGGATCGAGTCGGCGCCGTCCCGGATCATGTACTTCAATACGCACACGCTCGACTCGACGCTCGCCGACACCGGGTGGAAGAAGGCGTGGCTCCAGTTCCTGCCGCACTCCCCGCAGGCGAACGCGACCAAGATCCGGCTCTACCGGACGACCAAGAACGGGCTGCCGCTGCTGTTCATGGACGAGGTGGACGCGACGACGACCTACGTGGACAGCCACTCGGACTTCCAGCTCGGGTCGCCCTGCAACTCGTGGCTCAACTACCCGCCGCCGCAGAACGCTCGGCTCGGCATCGCCTTCGGTGCCCGAGCGGTCTACGCGGGCGTGGCCGAGGATCCCGGCACGATCTTCTACTCCCTGCTCGGGCAGCCCGGCGCCGTGCCCCCGCAATACCGGATCACGGTGCCCGACGAGGTGACCGCCCTGTTCCCGCTGAACGATCGCGTGCTCGTCTGCACGCGCCGCGGGATCTACGCGCTGTTCGACACGGGCGGGGACGTCTCGTTCCAGGGGCTCGAGAACCCGCCGATGCAGCTCTCCGAGCTCCGGAAGGACATCGGCTGCCTCGGGCACCACACCGGTCAGCTCGTGGAGGGGATCGGCTGGGTCTTCCTCGGCGAACGCGGGCTCTACGCCACGAACGGGCAGGAGTTCCGCTACATCTCCGAGCGGGTCGAGCCGCTGTTCCGGGCCATGGCCCTCTCGCGCGCGCACGCCTTCACCGCCGTCCTGAACAAGCGGCGCGACCAGTACATCCTCTTCTACAACGACGACTGCGTCTCGGACGGGCGCAACGACCGGGCGATCGTTTGGGATTGGGTGCGCGACGCCTTCTCGACGATGTCCGACATCATGGCCGTCAGCACCGCCATCGTGGAGGACACGGACACTGGCATCGACCGTGTCTGGCTCGGCGACTGGAGCGGGCAGGTCTTCGAATTCGATCCGCCAGACCGCGACATCACCAACGGGGGCCTGCTGTCTGGCCCGAAGACCGGCACCGTCATCGCCACCAAGCTCGATGTGAAGGGCAGCGGCAAGTACACGCGCTTCAACATCACGGACAACGAGGATCTCCCGACCGACGGGGCCGGGCTGCGCGGCGTGCGCCTCAACATCGTGAACGGCGACCTCCCGTGGAACGAGGTGCCGATGATCGTGGTTGCCAACGACAACAGCACGGTCGAAGTCGAGAGCCTCGAGGCCGGCGTGACCGACCCGACCGGGTACACGTGGCAGCTCGGCGCCTACGCGATGGACTGGAAGACCGGGCAGATGGACTTCGGCAACCCGGGCACGCTCAAGGTCGCGTCGAAGGCGATCATCAAGTACGGGCAGGCGGGCGGGGACACGCTGAACGCCACCGCTCAGTGGGACGAGAACCCGCTCCAGACCTTCACGATGAACCCGGCGCACGAGATCGACCCGATCGCTCCCATCCTGGGCCGTGGTCGCAAGCTCCAGCTCGGGTTCACGGACCGGTCGGCGGGTGCCCCGAGCGGCGTCGCTGACAACGCCGTAGAGATCACGGCGATCGAGGTGGACTGGCGCCAGCGGGGCCGCTCGAGCTACGTCGGCTCGTGAAGCTCTCCCGACGCGACGACCTCCTGAACCGCCTGACCCGCGTGGGCAAGGCGGGGCCGCTGCCTCGCAACATGGACAAGGAGACGGCGGGGCTGATCGACCAGATGCAGCGCCAGATCGGGGTGCTCCAGGAGGCGCTCCGGGAGATGCTGGCGGACCCCTTCGTCCTGAGCGACGGCTACCGCTTCTCGATCGACGCCCGCGCCTCCAGCGACGGGCTGAACGTCCTGACCGTGGCCCAGGCCACCGCCGAGGGGCTGCCCGCAGAGGACGGCTTCGTCGTCTACCGCCACTCCTCCGGGCTGCTGTTGAATCAGGCGTTTGTGACCTCCTGGGCTCTCAACGCCCCGGCAAGCCCGCTCGCCAATTCAGGCGGGCTGCTTATGTACTCGTGCGACAAGGACCGCACCGTGCTTCAGATCGACGGCGACGCGGAGACACAAGAAGTCGTGGCGACGCTGCGGTTCTTCCCGTCCTCGTCGGTGCCGGTGGGATTCACCGCGCGGCCGGCGGGCTCGGTGCCTGCGGCGGGAAAGCCCGGTCAGGTGTATCTGACCGCGGCGATCTCCCCGCTCGAACTGCCGTGAGGTGACGCATGGCCGGGGGTAACACGCTCCAGGACTTCGGGAACTTCAACCCGCAGCAGTTCTTCGGGACCGACCCGACCCAGATCGCCCCTACGAACAAGTACGGCGGGTTCAACCGCACGGGCGGCGAGCAGTTCGGTTCCGGCCTCTACGGCCTCCCGCCCGCCTTCTCCGGGTGGACCGGCCCGGCGCGCTACGCCTTCGCCCCGGCGATGCAGTACGCCCAGCAGATGCAGCCGCTGCTCGACCAGCAGCGCCAGGGGATGTCGAAGGACTGGACGAAGGAGCTGTTCGGTCAGTCCTCGGACATCATCAACGCCCAGCAGGGCGACGCCTCCGCGAAGCGCAGCCAGTCCCTCGCGCAACAGGGCTACGGCGGCGGTGGGCAGATGTCCCCGTTCGCCGGACTTCAGCTTGAGCAGGAGTCCCTCGCCCGCTCCGGCGCCCTCGGGAACGCGCAGCGTCAGGCCGTCCTCCAGAGCCAGCAGATGCAGTCGCAGTTCGGGAAGGACTACCAGAACTCGCTCGCGACGATCATGCAGGCGATGCTGACCCCGGCGCAGATCCAGGCGGGCCAGACCGGCAAGGTGCCGACCAGCGGGAACGGGCCGAGCCTGATCGGCCCCGGGCTCTCCGCGCTCGGCGGCCTGATGAACCTCGGGGCGGCGGCCTGATATGGCCTCCCGCTACGCCCCCGGCACGCAGCAGTTCGACATGAACGCGCAGGCGGGCGCGGACCGCCGTGCCCGTCGCTCGGCGGATTGGGCGAGCGGCCTCCAGGGCTTCGCCAGCCTCGCCAACACGATGGGAAACATCAACCAGCGCAATCAGGCGTACGCCGACCAGCAGGCGGCGATGCCGTACATGATGCAGGCGTACAGCAATCCCACCGGGTCCTTGGCAGAGGGGCAGTACGGGCCGACGCGGACCCCATCGGACGCGGCGATGATGGCGGCCTCGAACCAGTCGCCGGAAGCGCCGTCGTTCCTCCACAACATGGGGACTGCGTTCGGCTTCATTCCGCGCCAGGGCAACCTGACCCCGAACGCCCTGTTTCAGATCCAGCAGGTCCAGGCGAACCAGAACCAGGAGCGCCGGCTGTCGGCGGCCGAGGCGCGCACGGCGGAGCTCCACCCGCTGAACAAGGCGCGGCTCGGGCTCGAGAACGCGGCGGCGCAGGACAGCCTCCAGTTCAACGAGGAGGATCAGCAGTTCAAGCGGGCGATCCGCCCGGTCCAGGCCGACGAGGCGATGCTTGAGCTCAAGGGCAAGAAGCAGGCGCTCGAGTTTGCTCCGGCCCAGAACGAAGCCGACCTCGAGGTCAAGAAGGCCAACGCTGCGGCTGCGAACGCCCACGCCAACTACTACAACTCGGGCGGCGCCTCTGGCGGCGGCTCGCACGACCCGCGCTGGGACATCCTGGCCGGGAAGGTCCGCACCGAGCAGGCGAAGCTGACCGAACTCGCCGACGCCTACCAGCAGCGATGGGACATCGACAACGGCAAGGTCGCGCAGGATAAGAGCCCGCTCATGCTGAACGTGAAGTACGGCGGCCTCTCCGCGAACGCGCTGCGCGAACTGATGACGCAGTCCCGCCAGCTCCTGGACCAGTATCAGGGCGAGGCTCACCAGCTCCAAGGCGGCGGCCCGCAGGGGCAGCCCGGTCCGACACTGGCCGCCCCGCAAGGAACCCAGGTAGACGTCATTGATCCGCGAAACCCACCCGAGGTCGGCGCTGAAATGAACGGAGGGATGCAGATGTCCTTCCCCGCGTTCCTGCGCGAGAAGGGGATCGACCCGCACAACGAGGCGCTCATCAACTCGATCCCGCCCGACCAGTGGAAGAGGCTCAAGATGGAGTGGGGGGCCGGTGGCTGATGATCCCCAGGACGCCACCTCCCCGGCGATGCTCCGTCTCCAGAGCGACGGTGGTGGAGTCTCCGCGGCCGAGCAGAGGCTAGACAGCGACGACGATTCCCCGGCCATGCGTCGGCTTCATGCTGACGCCCAGGCCGACGAGCCGTCGATGCGGGCGTTCGGGACCGCGGTTACGGGCGCCGCCCCTGGCGCGGTGACGGCCGCGGCGCAGACGGCGCCTCCCAACGTCGGACCCGCGACGTCCGGGCTCAACTCGTACTTCCAGTCGCTGACGCCGAACATCCTGAAGGACGCGATCCGCGGCGCCAGCCCCGGAAGCAACTACCGCGTCCCGGGTCCGGGGCTCGTGCCGTCGCTGGCTGACCTCCAGGCCGCCGCGGCGCGCGATCCGACCGTGCGCTCGATCTACGAGGAGGAGGTTGCGAAGTCCCCGCCTCCGGAGCCGTCCAGCGCCCAGCGCTTCAACGCCGGAGTCGAGAGCGTCGTCAGCCGGATCCCCGGGCTCGGCATGATCCCGAGGGCCATTCGAGCGGCTGGCCCGAGCACCCTCCCGCCGTCCCCGCAGGAGATGCCCGACCTCGCCTCCCGGGTCTTCGCCCGCCTCTCGCAACTGAACGCCGGCCCCGAGCTCCAGTGGGCGAAGGAGAACCCCTGGTCCGCGGCGACGGTGCAGATCCCTGGCGAGGCGATCAAGATGGCCCCGGCGCTGGGCGCTGCGGCCGTTGCCGGGCCGCTCGGGCTCGTCCCGTCCGCCCTGGCCTTCGACCAGATGGCCCAGGCCCAGGCCGTCAACGTCGGCGCGCAGGAGGGCTACGAGCAGGGCCAGGGGGCGATGAACATCGCGTCCCTCCTCTCGGGCGGGCTGGCGGGTCGTTCGTGGGGCAATCGACTCGTCGCCCGCGGCGCCGAGGCCGAGGTCGCCAAGCGGGCTGCGGCGCGCGTCGCCAACACGGTGATGACCGCCGTTCCGACTGCGGTGCAGGCCGGCGAGGGGATGGTCCGGAAGGCCACGGACAACGAGCCGTTCGACTGGAACAGCCTGCTCGTCAGTCTCTACAAGGGCGTCGGCGAAGCGGCCATTCTCTCCTCGGTCCCCGAGATCGCCCCCGGCCAGCAGCGCACCTACTACGACCAGCACGAGGCACTGGCCCGCGAACGATCTCGCGCCATCTTCGGGGGCGACCGGACCTTCCACGACATCCTCTCCAAGATGGAGGACGAGACGAAGCGGCTGGACGCCATCGACCATGCCGGCCCTTCGTACGTGGCGACCGACGAACTCAAGACCTCCCCGCTCTCCGTGGAGGAGCCGTTCACGGGCGGCTCGTTCGAAACCCCGAAGCAGGATCTCCAGCCCAAGGTGATGACGGGGCACCTCCGCTACGGGGAGGCGCCGCCGCCTGAGCCCAAGCCGGTCGAGTGGACCCGCGTGGGCGGGAAACTCAGGATCAAGGAAGCCCCGGAGGACCACACCAACGCGGTCCGCGCCATGGAGTCCGCGCAGGACGCCCTGCTGCGCGCGCACGCGAGCGAGGCCGAGCAGCGCATGAGCCGGGATGCCCGGCGCGAGGTGGTCGAGCGGGGAATGCACCCGGACGCGAAGCCGGAGGATCAGGCGGCGTACGACGCGATGCGGGTGCTCGAGCGGGACATCCGGAACGAACCGCCTGACTCCGCGCGCCGCCTCTACTACGGCTCGCGCGACTACGCCGACCGCCTTGCCGCGCAGTTCGGGATCACGAACGAGGAGCACATCCAGATGCTCCACGAGCTCGGGGCGGACATCGTCACCGAGCCGCACCGGAAGTCCAAGAGCCAGGGCGGGTTCCTGCGGGTCGGGCGCGAGACGGAGGCGGAGCGGGCCGATCGTGAGCGCGACGAGACGGCGCAGATCCGCGAGCACCAGCGAGTGTCGGCGGAGGCGCCGGAGCAGTTGCGCTCGATGGTGAACCGGATCTTCTCCAAGATGACCGGGCGCAAGGCCCCGCTGGTCCCGCACGTTGACCCCGGGCTGCGCGGCCACCAGCTCGAGGAGTCGGTCCGGTTCCGCGACATGGCGACGCAGGACCGTATCGCCTATCGCGCGATTCAAGACCTCTACAAGATGGCGCCGCCCGAGAACGCGGTGACCATGGACCGCATCTTCACCATGGCCGCGGACGACCCGCGCATGGAGTCGGTTGCCCTCGCCAATCTCCCGGAGGAGATGCGCCCCGCGTTCACGGAGGCCCAGCGCCAGTACCGCGAGCTCGCCACCCGCCACGGCAAGGAAGGGCTCGAGCTCGGCGCGATCCCGCAGGCGATCCACGAGGAGCGCGGGTTCACCGAGTCCGGCAAGCTCATCCGCCAGGAGGTCGTGACCAAGAAGGGACAGAAGTACGAGGGCAAGGGGAAGCTGGTCGGCGGCTTCGACAAGTACACCGGCCAGTGGGTCCACCACGACTTCGGCGTCAAGCTCCGCGAGAACCTTCCGCGGTGGATGGGCGGGAAGGAACGCACCTCGAACGAGATGGAGCGGCTCGAGCAGGCCGACGTCCCGTCCTCGTTCCGCCGCCGGACCAAGACGCGCGACGAGTGGGTCCAGCAGGGCAACGTCTCGATCGACCCGAGCTTCCACGAGATGAGCCGGCAGCGACAGGTCTTCCGGCTCCGCTCGGACCTGAACTACCTCCGCGACAACCGGCCCGACCTCTACCGGACGCAGAGCGACTTCGTGGGCGACATCGAGTCGGTCGGCGCCACGGTCCGCAAGGCGTCTGAGGAGCGGCTGCCGCAGAACAAGGCGGAGTTCGAGGCGCACAAGCGCTGGATGGAGAAGAACGGGGTTCCCGTCTTTGCCGGCGAATCCGGGCCGCTCACGCGCGAGATGCAGCGCAACCTCCGCGGCCTCTCGGAGAAGCTGAACGCCCAGATCAAGTACATGGGCGAGCGCCAGATCCCGTTCTACGGCGAGCCCGAGAACTTCCACCCCGACGACCCGATGTACCGGCGCCGGGCGAAGGAGCTGCGCCGCGAGCAGGCGAAGTACGCGACCCTCCAGCGCCAGCTCTGGACGCACTCCGACCTGAACAACCCCGACACCTGGATGGGGACGCGCGGCCACCTCGACCAGCAGACGATCGACGCGAACACCAAGCTGCGCGAACTGTTCGACGAGCGGCTCATGCTCGAGAACAACCTGAACTCGAAGTGGGTCCAGTTGAAGGGCGCGCACAAGTACGGCGAGCACGCCGGCAGCTACGTGAACTCGAACTCCCTCCGCGAGATCGAGGTCCACCACGACGCGGCCGAGACGGCGCCGAGCATCTTTCTTGAGCTCAGCAAGACGTTCAAGTTCATGCGCGTTCCGGCGAACTTCATCCGCAGCTTTGCGATGCAGTTCACCGGGAACTCGATGACCAACATGATGGGCGGCGTACACCTCACCCCGGCCGGGATGAAGGAGTGGGTCACCGCAACGGAGCACGTGTTCGACTACCTGTGGTCGCAGGGGAAGAACGTCTCCTCCGATCCGATCTTCCAGGAGATGCTGAACCACGGTCGACTCACGGGTGCGCTCGCCCTCTACGACGTCCCGCACGTGCTGCGCGAACAGGTCTTCTCCGCGCTCGCCGAGGCGAAGCGGGAGATGGAGCACGGCTCCGTTGGTGACGCCACGCGCAACTACATCGCCGCGGCGCTCCGAGCGATGCGGTACTACCCGTCCCAGCTCCCGGTCTTCGGCCGCGGCATTCAGATGGTGTCGGCGATGGACCTGATCCCGCAGTACGCGATGGTCCGCCAGCTCGTGACCGGCAACGGCTCGACGATGGGGAAGATGGACGTCGGCATGGCGCTGACGCACAGCGGCTACCTGTACGACATGAACTCGGTCCCGCGCTGGGTCGAGGACATGGCGCAGAACAAGAAGTGGTACAAGTTCTGGCCGACGTTCGTGCGCTGGCTCTACAAGGGCACGGCCGGTCCGCTCCAGTGGATGATGGCCTCGCCGCCCACGATCGGGACGTACGGCGTCCCCGGCCTCAAGGTCGCGCAGCCGTTCGGGAAGCGGATCGCTGCCAACGAGGGCACGCCGGAAGGTACGAAGTACGTCTGGATGTCGAAGGCGACGAACCTCGCGCTGAACGCCGCCAAGTTCATCACCCACCTCGGGGTCGCCGCGCACTACAGCGCGCGCATCGCCGGGTTCGATCCGGACGACGAGGAGTTCAAGAATCGGAAGATCGCCGTTGCCGGAGGGGATCGCGTGCGCGCGTTCCTCCTCCAGACGATTGGGGAGCGCGACGGACAGCCGATCTTCTGGGATCCCACGAACCTGACGCCGCTGACCTCGCCGCTCACCCTTGGTGTGGCCCCGGACGAGCGCAACAACGACAGCGCCGCCTCGCGCGGGATCCACTGGCTCCTTTCGCTCAACTGGATGCTGAACGCCGGCACGCACATCGTCGAGCGCAAGGACTTCGCCGGCCGCGACATCCCGCTCGATCAGGCCATCGTCGAGTCGATGAAGAACTTCGTCCCCGGCGCGGTTGAGATGCCGCTCACCTCGATCTGGAACGCGACCCGGCCGTGGAGCCGCAAGACTCTCGGCGAGGCGATGCTCCAGGCGTTCAGCGGCCTCACGCTGCGGCCCTCGAGCCCGCTCGACGACGAAGCCATGCGGATGCGCCGGCTCGCCGAGGCGGGCGACATCAAGTACATCAAGGACCCGATCCCGCTCACCACGCGGGGCACGTTCGGCCTGCGGATGCACAACCGGAACCTCGCGATCCGGATGCAACAGGCGCAGCGCCGGATCCAGCGACTCAGCGGAGACGACTGATATGCAATGCTTCCCGGGCGCCGAGGGATTCGGCACCACCACGACGCACGCGCGCGACCCGGCGGCAGTCACGGTGTTCGTGGACAACTTGGACCAGGACGGCCCCGCGGTCACCGCGTTCGGTGGCGGATCCCTGCGCCAGTGCCTCCTCTACGACGGCCCCGCGTACATCGTCTTCCGTGTTTCGGGGCTCATCAACCACACGGCCAGGGCGCTCAAGTTCAAGAAGCCGAACAAGTACGTCGCGGGTCAGACCTCGCCCGGCGGCGTTTGCCTGACCGGCGAGGAGTCGCAGGTCCAGTCGCACGACCTTCTGATCCGGCACATGAGGTTCCGCACGGGTGAGGTGGACGTTCCGCAGGCCGGCTACGACAACCGCGACTGCATCAACTCGGGCGAGGCGGTCGGCAACGTCGGAACCGGCCTCACCTACAACGTGGTGCGCGACCATTGCTCCGGGTCGTGGGCCGTGGATGAGTGCTGGACCGACTGGTACGACGCGCACGACATGACCGACAGCAACTGCCTGATCGGTGAGGGCCTGTTCCACAGCAAGCACCCGAAGGGTCCGCACTCGATGGGGAAGCTCTGCGGGATCCAGGCGAACCGCCTCTCGTGGCACCACACGATCCTCGCCAACTGCAATCAACGAATGCCGCAGATCGCCGGGGACACGCTCGGGAACTCCGTGATCGACACGGTGAATATGCTGATCTTCAATTGGGGCGAAGAGGGATACGCGATCGAGCACCTCGGCAACAAGATCAACGCCGTCAACAACTGGTTCCAGATCGGACCCGACTTCAACGGCCCGACGAAGTCGCCGTTCCGCGTGGCGAACTCAGCCTCCGACTTCCAGGCGTACGCGGTCGGGAACGTGCTCCAGGACGGCCGGCTCACGAGCGACCCGAACGCGGACAACTGGCCGCTGTTCAAACTCGACAGCGGCGCCACTCCGCCGACGCTCGGGCACCAGATGGCGGTGCCGTTCGCGGCCCCCGCGATCACGACGCAGACGGCGTTCGTGGCCCGCCAACTGAACATCCAGAACGCGGGGGCGACCAAGCCGTTCCGGGACTCAGTGGACCTCCGCATCCTGAAGCAGATTACGCAGCGCTGCCCGCCACGCGGCGCGAGGTACTTCGTGGACTCGGTGCAGGACGCGGGCGGCTGGCCGGTGTTTCAGGACCTCCCCGTGCCCGCTGACTCCAACAACGACGGGATCAGCGATGCGTGGTGCGTGCTCAAGGGATTCGACCCGAACGACACGATCATGAACGACGACTTCGGGGACGGGTGGTCCGTGATGGAGCACTACCTCGGCGAGCTGGCAGGGGACGTCTTCCCGTGAGCAACAACCGAGACAACCTCCGCCACTACGGCTTCTTCCTGTCCATGTTCCTGCTCGGCGGGATCGTCTTCGCGGTCGTCTCGTGCGGGACGCTCGCCGGGCTCGGCGAGGACGCGAAGAAGGCGGGCCGCTGGCTCCCAGATCCCTACGGCGCCATCGCCGAATCCGCCGGGACCGTGCTCCTCATGTTCGCGGGGCACAAGACGGTGAGGCACATCCGCAAGCGCAGCAAGGCGAAGGCGACAAGAGGGCGCTGAGTGTTCTCGCACTTCGACGTCATCGGCGTCCTCCTCGGCATCGAGGACTACGAGACGAGGTACGCGATCTCCGTGATCCGCGTCCTCTGCGAGTGGGAGCGCAACGACGCCAGGAGCCAGGAACGCCACACGATGCGCGGCATCGTCCGCCACGAGTACGTGAAGACGCAGCTCGCGACCTGCCGCCGCGGCGACCTCATCATCATGTACGGAAACATCCTCGCGAACGTGCGTGGCGCCTCCCGCGGGCTCGGCCACGACCTCCAGGTCGGCAAGATCCAGCGCCTGATCGCCGGGTACGCTCACCACGCCACGGGGAAGTGCGAGCGCGGCGGCGGGGTGACCCGCATGACGCCTGCGCTTCTAGGGATTGATCCAGTCAAGGAGCAGTTCGATGCAGCCGACCGAGACAGATACGGAGCCCAGCCTGCCGGAAACCCTGGAAATCCTGCTCCGGGGCAACCTGCACAGGAAGTCGCTCAGGGCGGGGATCGCCGCTGAGCTCGAGAAGTCGGCCACGGCCGTCAAGCTCTGCGAGAGCTGCCGCTTCCTGGACACGCTGACGTCCACCCCCCATTGCCGTTTGCACGGCCGAACCACTACGCCTAAGAACTACTGCTCCTGGCACGGGGCGCGGGAGTAGTCCGTGGCGATTGCGTTCGTCAACTCGGGGGCGGGGGCGGTCGGATCGGGCTCGCTGACCATCCCCTTTCCGTCCCCGGTCACGGCCGGGAACATCCTCGTCGCGACCGTGGTGAACAAGTACCCGAACAACGCCCCGACCACGCCGTCGGGGTGGAAACTCCAGAAGCAGACGGGCGGCGGTGCGGGCGCCTCGGGCGCGGACATCGGCAACGTCTACTCCTCGGTCTATACCAAGCGCAGCGACGGCACGGAGACTGGCAACCTCACCGTCACGATCACCGCCGGCAACTCGGCGATCGGGCGCATCTGGCAGTACAGCGTCGCCGCGCTCTCCGGCTGGGACATGGACGCCTGTAGCGGCACCTACGCCGCCGGGGCGGGGGCCGCGTGGTCCGTGACCGGCGATTCCGACGTCGGCGTGGCCGCGGACGACTTCGTCATCGCCGTCTCCGCGATCAACACCGACCTCTACTCATTCACCGCCGAGGCCGTCACCCAGACCGGGGTGACGTTCGGGGCGATGAACGAACGGGCCGACAACGTCACCACCAACGGCGACGACTGCGCGATCGTCGTCGCCGACTTCCCCGTCACAGCAGGAACATCTTCGGCCGCGCCCGTATACACCATGACCTCCTCGGGTACCGCCACCTCCAACCCGGCGGGCGCGACCGTTCTGCTCCGGCTGAGGGAAGTGCTTCCACTTACAGCCGACGTCGGTACGTTCCTCGTCTCCGGACAGGATCTGACGTTCCTCGGGCTCCCGGCGCCTACGTCCGGGGCTCCGGTGGACAACGTCGGAGGGCGCGGCCCCAGGGCGTACGTGCGTCACGCATCGAAGTCGTCGAAGTGGCCGTGGCAGAAGCGACCGAAGGGACTCTTTAGAGGGCACTGACCTTGGCGACGTTCAACAAGTTCGAGCAGTTCACCGAGGACCTCGCGAAGAAGGTCCACAACCTCTCCAGCGACACCCTCAAGATCGCCCTGACGAACGTGGCCCCCGTGTCCACGAACGCCGTCGTCGCCGACCTCACCGAGATCAGCTACACGAACCTCTCGGCCCGGACGATCACGACCACGAGCTGCGAGCAGACGTCCGGCGTGACAAAGCTGATCCTGGTCGATCTCGTGCTCACCGCATCCGGCGGTTCCGTCGCCGCCTTCCGCTACGTCGTCCTCTTCAACGACACCCCGACCTCCCCGGCGGACCCGCTGATTGGCTGGTACGACCGCGGCTCGAGCGTCACCCTCGCCGACACCGAGACGTTTACGATCGACTTCTCCGCGACGAACGGTGTCCTCACGATCACCTAAGAGGGCTCCGTGGCTGCGCTGAGCCTTCGCACCTCTGCCGCGGGTGGCGACACCACCGGGACGAGTGACCGGACCTGCACGATCACGCCCGCGGTCGGTGACCTGTTCCTCGTCTTCTCATCTGTCTCGGTCAACTCGAACAACTCGCCGACCTGCTCGGACGACAACGGCGGGACGTACACCCGCATCCGCAGCATCGACTTCAACGCCGCTGGGTCGCACGGGTCCGCTTTCGTCCGCGATCAGCTACTGACGAACACGACGAGCACCGTCGTTACGGTGGCGACCGGGTCGAACGACTCCGGCAACGTGGTGGTCTTCGCCGTCTCGGGGATGGAGCGCACGGGCTCCGCCGCAGTCCGTCAGAGCGCGCGAGTCATCGCCCAGGCGGCAGGCGGCACCCCATCCGTCTCGTTCGCGAGCGCGGTTCTCAGCAAGAACTTCGTCTGCGGGATGGTCGGGAACGGCAGCAACCCCGCCACGCTGACCCCGCCCGTCGCTCTCCCCGAGCGGCAGGACGTTGGCTTCGGCACCCCGAACATCGGACTCGAAGCCTGCTCGGTCAACTCGGGGATCACGCTCACCACGATCACTTGGGCCGGGACGAGCGCCACCGCCTTCGGCGCGATCGTCATCGAACTCGACAGCAACCCGGTGGACCTGACCGCTGACGTCGGAGCGTTCACCGAGTCCGGGCAAGCTGCCACCTTCGGCGTGACGATGCAGGCCGAGGTCGGCGCCTTCGGCGTCTCCGGGCAGGCGGCTACGTTCGGACTCACCACCCCGATCGCGGCGGGAGCCATCGCCGAAGCGGGTCAGGTGGCGTCGTTCAAGTTCAGCGCCCCCGAGGCGGCCGGCGCGTACCTGATCGACGGCCAGGACGCGACGCTGACGTACACGCCGGCCGTGTCGCACACGCTCGATGCCGACGTCCAGACCTACAGCATCTCCGGACAGGTGGTGGACCTCCTCTACTCCGGAGACGTCCCCGGAGTGGCGCAGATCACGGTCGGCCCGCAGACGAACATCTTCGCCGGGATCACCCGCCTCGACCTGTCGGGGCAGGACTCCTACCGCTTCGACGGGGCGCCCGTCCCGCCCGACTGTGCCATGACCGCCGCGCTCATGTTCTGGAGCTTCGGGGACGGCACCTTCGGGGCGGGCTTCAACATCTCCAAGGTCTGGTCCTCTTCGGGCGTGAAGACGGTCACGTTGCTGGTGAAGTGGGCGGACGGGACTTCCTCCTCGACGACGCGCTCCGTCACGGTGCTGACCGCTCCCACCTTCGCCCTGTTCGACAAGTTCGTGAACTTCTCGACCGGGAGCGACGGCAACCCCGGGACGAGCGCGCTCCCTTACAAGACGCTCCAGAAGGGGATCGACGCTTGGCGTTCGTTCCGCGGCAGCGACGGCTCCATCCCCTCCGACCCCGGACGTCTCTCGCTCAACAAGGGCGACTCGTTCACCTACGCCGGGCTCGACGGGATCAACTTCGGCCCGCTCTACGTCTGCGCCTACGGAGCCGGCGCGGCCCCGATCATCACCGTCGCCACCGGCAAGACCTGGGACGTCGGGAACCTCGTGCGCGAGGACCGGGTGGTGAATTGGGTCGCGAACGACGGGCTCAAGATCCGGTGGGCCGCCGAGGACATCGGCAACATCGTGACCATGAGCCACCAAGGCTCGCAGCTCTCGAGCTGCACCGTCGAGAACGGCGGCATCTTCTTCACCGGGGCGGGCAGCAGCATCGCGAGCGTCGTGCAGAGTAAGGGGTGGCGCTACGGCGTCTTCCCGTCGTCCTCGTACCTGCACATCACGCTCTCGACCTTCACCGGCAACGGGCACTCGGGCGGGGGCGGTGCCGCGGACCACCAAATCTACGCGAGCAACGGCGTCGACCACTCGGGCTTCACGAGCGTCACGACCGACGCCACCGGGGCGAGCGCGGCCCTTGACGGCTTCAAGTTCTCCGGGTGCAGCAAGCTCTACGTCGCGGACTGCGAGGCGAAGAACTCTCAGACCGCCTTCGACATCGGCGGCAACCCAGGCGAGGAGACGACCGACGTTGTCTTCGACCGACCCACCTCGCGGGACTGCCTCCACCAAGGCTTCTGGCCCGACTTCATGCAGCGGGTGTCGATCCGCAACCCGCGCGTCTTCAACGCCTTGGACGGGGCCGCGCTCGAGGTCGACCCTGACGGCGGGGACATCACCGACTTCGAACTCTACGGCGGCAGCTTCTCCGCGCTGACCGGGATCTTCATGCGCGTGGCGAACAGCGCCTTCACGGGCGTCGTGGTCGAGAACACGGCGGTCACCAAGACGAACGCCGGGGCCTTCTACGACATCTCCGACTCGTCGCGCTCCTCGCTCGCCGACTTGGCCGAGATCCACCTCTCGAACAACCGCTACTACCGGACGGGGGGCTCGAGCGCGACCTTTGCCATCGTGAATGGGACGACGCTGTCCTTCGCCCAGTGGCAGGCGGCGCCGTACAACATGGACGCGGGGTCCACCTTCGCCGACCCGCTGTTCACGAGCACCTCGGATCTGCGCCTCCAGGCCGGCTCGCCCTGCATCGACACGGGCGCCACGATCGGCGTGCTCGCCCAGGACTACGCCCAGGTCTACCGCCCGATCGGCGCCGGCTACGACATCGGGGCGTACGAGCGCGGGGGATCCGGATCGCCGTATTCCATGAACGCCGAGGTCGGGGCGTTCACGGTGGCGGACACCTCGGGAGGATCGACGCCGAACACGCGCTTCAAGATCGCCATGCAGGCGGTCGGCCCTGCCCTATTTGGCATCACCGGACAGTCTGCTACGCTCACCGATACGTCCGAGGGGGGCAGCAGCGGCTCCTCGACGATGGTGGCCGGCACGGGGGCGTTCTCGATTCAGCGCTTCAACGCGAACCTCATCTACTCGAACCAGCCCGGCGAGGACGACGGCCACACCCCCGTCATCACGGTCGTCACCGGCCCCGTGACCTTCATTCCCATGCGTCTCAAGAACGGGAAGATCATCTACCGCCTGGGGGGACAGGATGAACGTCGCTGAGCGGGTGGCGCAGGTCTGGGCGAGGTACCAGCAGGTCAAGGTCCCGGAGAACCAGCCAAACCCGACCGTCACCATCGACGGCGACCCGCTGGTGGACAGCCGCCCCAAGCACTCCGAGCGGATGGCGGTGCTGGCGGAGGGCAAGGGCTACGAGTTCCGCAAGGCGGCCCTCTACGAATGCACAGCGCGCGCGTACCGCGACGGCTGGGTCGAAGGGCAGGGCTACGTCGCCTCCCCGGACATGGTCACCCGGAGGCTCCTGGAGGGCCTTCAGCACGTGGTCAGCCACGTGCATCACCATTGCAAGCACGCCGGGGACGGGCTTGAGAGCTTCCCCGGGCACTCCCAGGACGTCGAGGACGAGGACGTCCGACCGACCGGGAAGTCCGCCCCCATCGCCGCCGGGTCGCGCCTCGCCCGAACCGCGTGGCGCCGCTGCCGGAAGGATCCGTGCTCGGCCCTGGTTCAGATCCTGTCCGACTGCCGGCTCTGGGACTCGCTGGACCACGGGAACGCCCGGGACCACTAGAGGCCGAAGCACTCCGGGTGCGCCCCGCGGAACAGATCGAGCGTCGTGTAGCGGGTGCCGTGGTAGTCGATCCAGCCGTCGATCTGGTTCTGGCCGATGAACTGGACGTTGCCGACTCCCTCCCCGATCGCGATGGCGATGGGGTAGGCCCCGGACGCGCGCTTCACCTTGATCCGCGTGTTCGCGACGATGAAGTTCCCGACCGCTGACACCTGGACCACGGGGCGGATCATGCCGGTGCGCCCCGGCCAGACGGTCCCGACCTCGAAGTCGCACTCGTCCAGGTAGAGCTGGTCCGTCCCGCCCGGATAGGCGGCGTCTCCGGCTCCAGGCCGCGTCTCGTCCGCGGAGTCCATGGACACGACGCCGCAGATGTTCTGGTTGAAGGGCGTCGCCAGCATGGGGTCGCAGCCAAGCTGGGCCTTCACCCGGCGCAGCGTCACCCGACTGGTCGGCATCCCGCCGCGGAAGGTGTACGCCGAGCCGCCCTGGCCGACGCAGACCTCCTTGACCGTCCGGTCCTGGATGTTGACGTCGCCCTTGCCGATCGGCCCTTCGTTCATCCGGTTGGCGAAGAATAGGTCGCAGCCGCCGAGGTAGCCGGCCCCGCCGCCGACGAAGTTGTGGACGCCCTGGATGTTGTGGAAGTACCCGCCGTGCTCCCCGTACACGCCCCACTTGAAGACGCGGATCTCGTTCCAGCCCGCCGTCTCGTAGGCGTGGACGCCCCACTTCGCCGTGTCGTTCCAGGTCGGGTCGTGCGGGGAGCCGCGGCCGTACATGAAGACGTCGATCAGCGCGTGCGGGTAGCCGACGCCGGCCGTCGTCTTGACCCCGGCCCGGTCGTCCAGCTCGAGGTTCAGGCGCTCGAGGATGAAGTTGCTGTCGCCGGGGCCGAGGATGAAGTTGTCGGAGCTCCCGACCGTGTCGTCCCGGACGATCTCGGTGACCCCGAGGGCGCGGTCCCAGCCGAGGATGTGAACCCCGCGGACTCCGCCGAACGGACCCTTGGCCCGCGGGAACTTGCCGGGGAAGCACCAGATCGAATCGCCCTCGCAGCAGTTGCGGATGGCGTCGCCGATCGGGTCCTGCGTGGCGACGAAGCTGTCGAAGCCGAGGTCGGCCTCCCAGAAACCGGTCGGGACGGCGTAGAGGGTGGGAGAACTCATGGCTTGGTCCAGATCCACTTGTTGTCGGAGGTGCTGAGCGTGTCGCCGCGGTTCATCATCGCGATCGTCCGCACGATCTCGCCCGCATAGGTCCTCTGCGCCTGCCGCATCCACGAATCGTACGCGGTCACCTTCCCAACCACCTTCGAAGTCGTGTAGCAAAACTGGCAGCTCTGCCCGACCTCGCAGGCATGGCCGCACCCGACGCATCGCCCGAGCCGCATGACTGACTCCAGATTGAATTGAGCTGACCCGTGCCGTTCCCTGCGAGGGCGTGTCCGACCGTCGCTTGACCCCAGGTGTACGACGCTCCGGCCATGCCCGCCTGCGCGCCGATGTACCGCTGCTGCTGGGTCAGCGGGTTCCAGTGGTACGTGGTCCACGCCTCGAAGGGATCGCGGGTCGTTACGGACATCCGCACCCTGCAAAACGGACAGGCCCGATACGTCTCCTTGGAACTCCCGCAGTCCTGACACCGCTCCATCTTCATCAGGTCATCTCCTCGACGTTGCAGATCCAGACCTTGCGGGCGCCACGCGGCCCGCCCTTTCTCCAGCCGTGGATCAGAACCTTCCACGCTGGGCCGGGACCGAGGAGGATCCGAAGCTCCTCGATCCCGGCCATCTTGATCTTCCTCGCCCCCATGTTCGCAGCGGTGGTGGTCTGCACGCCCAGGGTCGGATGCCCTGCCTTGACGGCGATGATGTCCAGGCCCCAGAGGTCGCGCTTGAACATCTTGGCCGGCTGCCCGTCCTTCGACGGGATCCGGACGTTCTGCTCGACCACTCGGGCACGGTAACCAGCGGCGCGCAGGAGCTCGAGGCTCCGCTGCGTGGGGGACTGCTTCATCAGGCGATCCGCTCGACGGCGGCGGGGATCGGAGGGATCGGGGTGCCGGGCTTGAAGACGCCCTTGCCCGTGATCTTGTACCCCTCGGACCTCCACCGGCCGAGCCGCTTGTTCAGGTTCTGGGAGCGGCGCTCGAGCTGTTCCTGACTGAGTGTGCTGAGTCGCAGCACCATCGACCCCGTGTGCCAGACCGTCATCGGGATGATGACGCCGTCCGGGAAGGCGACGTTCACGCTGTCGCCCTTGCGGCAATGAACGCGCGGTCCGGTGCGCGCCACCGCCTTCGCCTTCTTCTTCCGCAGCGACTTCCGCAGCTTCGCCATGGCCTCTTCGCCCAGGCCCGCCTTCCGGATCATCGCCTCTAAGGCATCCACGGTCCCGTTCTGTTCCTGATTCACGGTTCAAACCCTCCTTTGGGTTACTTGCTGACCCGGGAGCGCAGCTCGCCCAAGAAGGCGTTCTGCTGCTCGAGGCCGAGACTGAAATTGAAAGTGCCACGCTGACCGCCGTGCTTGACGATCAGGTCGTACATGAGCTGTCGGTCCTGGTCCTTCACGATCTCGCTGACCTGATCGTGGAAGGACTTGGGGATGGGCGGGAACGCCTCGTCCACGGTCTGCACGCGGGGGGCGATGACCTGGACGGGCGCGGGCGCCGGAACCTGCTCCGCACTCCGCCGGTAGCTGCGGATCGCCTCGACCAGCGGCTTCACGCCCACCACGCCGAGCGACTTCAGGTTGCGAGCATCGTGGACCCCCGCCTCTGCGCGGATTCGGGTCCAGAGCTCGGGGTTCCCGCTCTCGAGCGCCCACTCCTCGAACTCCCGGACCTCCCCGATCAGTTCGCTCAGCGCGTTCGTGCTGGCCTTGGGCTCCGGGGCCTGGGCGCCACTCGTCATGCTCTCCGTGAGCTGCTGGAGCGGCGTCTTGCTCGATGCGGGCGCGGGCGGGGTGACGTCGAGGGCGAAGTCGATCCCGTTGTCCTGGGGCAGCCCCGCCTCGCTCTGCTCGTTCAGCGCCACGGCGCGCTGGAGCTCGACCGACTTCGGAGCCAGCTTCAGAGCCTGGATCAGCACGGTCTTCATCGCCATCCAGTCGTAGTTCGTGCCCCACGCCGAGTAGCCGTCGTACGAGTCGGGGGCGTAGCGCTTGCGATGCGCCTCGATCTTCTGGACCGGCCAGCAGTCCCAATAGACGCCGCCGTTCTGGGTCTTTGCCACCGCCCAAGCGTGCGTGATCGGAGCGTCGAAGCTGGTCGGCGACTCCCGATGGACCAGCTTGTCCAGGATCCCCTTCTCGTACTCGAGGAAGTCGCCCTCCCGGACCACGTTGCACGCGATCGAGGCGATCTGGCCGCTGTTCTGCGCCAGCTTCACCAGCCCCTTGTACCCGGGCTGGAAGTTCACCTCCTTGATCCCCTTCCGGCGGTTGTTCCGCGGGATCAGGTACGCCTCTCCGAGCCCGTCGTCCGGCTCGAGCCCGAGCTGGGCGGAGAGCATGAGGGCGCCGATGAAGGAGTGCGGGTCACACTCCAGCAGCGCCGGGTTCTTGCGGCAGCTCGTCAGCGCGATGCGGATCAGCCGCTCTGGCTTCAAGTGCCGGGGCAGGGCCGCCGCGAACTGCGCCTTGCTCGATTCCAGCAGGGAGCGCAGCGTCTGCATCTTGCGCTGGCCCACTTCCATCTGCGATCCGTTCGACGGTTCCACCATCGGTCAGTCCTTTCGTGTCCTTGATAGGCCGGAGGACGCGAACCACCGTTTCGCGCGCTTCCCTGGCCTTCTCCTTTCGAACCTCGTTCGCCCACTTGATGCCCGTTCCGTCCGGGAGCAGGCCGATCTCCGCGTCTCCGAGCTCGGCCATCAGGGTCGCCGCCCGGTCCTTCTCCACCTTCTCCAAGGCGATCCGCGTGCGCCGAGCTTCCGCCCAGACGGCGGCGGCAGCGACGGCCTTCTCCGACAGCGCGATCACCCTCCCCGCCGATCGCGTGAACATCCTCCTAACCGTGTCGTAGTCGGCGTGCCCAGAGTGCTCCGGGGGGTTGCGAGCCTGAACCCTCGCCCAGAACTCGGCCAGTTTCTCCAGCAGCGCACTCTGGAACGCCCGGTCCGCGTGAACTTCGAAGCTCCGGTACTCCTGTCCACCGATCAGGACAGCAACATAAGCCGAGTCAAGCCCGAGAACAAGTAGTTGATGCTGCACCTGGACCTGCACCCAGAGCGGGGGGCCGGATTCCCACTCATCCTGAAAGGTTCCATCGACCAGCTTCCTTCCGCCGTAGCGCGTGGTCTTGACCTCCAGGATGCGCCGGGGGCCGGCTTCCGGGACCACGAAGCGGTCGGGCGTGGCGTGCAGGAAGCCCGCTTCCTCCGAGCGGTAGAGCGACCAGGGCGGGGGCGATTCGACGGCGAGGCCGCTTCGCCCGCCGAAGTTCGCGGCCACCGCCGCCTCGAGCAGATGGCCCCAGCGCTTCGCCTCGCTCTCCTCCTCCGGGAGCGGCGGTTGCGTCTTGGCGACGTAGACGCCGAGGGGCGTGGCATCCGAGAAAGGCGCCACGCCCAGGATGGCGGGCGCGTCGCTCGAGCCGATCGACTTGGCGCGCTCGAGGAGCCAGCGGGAGAGGGAACCGCATAGGACGAGCTGGGGAGGTTTCATGGGCGAGGAACGTAGCGCGGCAATAACGCCGCGTCAAGCGCGGTAGAGCGACGTCTAGCTACCGGCGCGGCCCGGTCTTATGCGAGGCGTGGTCGGATCGGGAGCCCCGAACCGCCACCGACGCCCACGCGGCGCAAGTCGCCCACGAAGCAGTAGAAGTTGACGCCCCGTCCCGTTGGGCGGTGACGCGGGAAGGGGCCGACCAATTAATCTCACGGGCCGGAATGGCGACGCCCCACCCCGGCCATTCCCACGGCTTCATCGACTCGCCCACGACGCCCCCGACGCCCGCGACCGTCCCGTTACTGCCGAGTTCATCGCCCGCGCCCCGACATTCGCCAATCGTCTGGCTGTTCGTCTTCCGGCCGCGCCTCGCGCGGGAGCTCGGCGAGCTCGAGCGGCGTTACCGCGATTCCGTTCGCCCCCGCCAGCTCGCCCACGTGCGCCGCGCACGCCAGCCATTGCACGGTGCCGCCTTTCAAGCGGGCGAGCCGACAGCCGCAGCGTAGCGAATACTGCGAGGCGTGCGGCGGGAGGTAGCAAATATGGAATAGGGACATGGGGTTACGACCCAACGATCGACGCAATGCACCCGCACCGGTTGCCGGGGCGCGATACGTTGCTCGCGCATAGTGACGGTCGATGGTCCGCGGCGTTGTGCGGCTCCGGTTGGTTAGTCGGGGAATCCGACGCTGCCGCCGCCTCCCGATCATTGCACGCCATGCTCCGGCGGAGAAAGCCGGTCCCGGCGCCGCGCGCGATCCATGCCGTAGCCGAGCTCACGATGGCAACCTCCTTCCTAAGCCGCGCTCGACCGCTTGAGTGCGGCCGGTCGCCGATGACGCGGCGCACGCGCAGCGGTAGAGCGTGACACGCGAGGCGTGGACGGAAGCGCTCTCGCCCGAGGCGCGAACCGTCCCACCCGACGCTACGTACCGCTCCGACTGCACGTGCGCCAGCGTCATCGGCGACACGGGATCACGCCTCCTGGACCGCCTTCGCCTCGCCCCGCTTGGAGAGGGGCCGCGCGTCTCGGAGCATCGGCATCACCAGCGTCGGAAGGACGACCATTCCATCCGGCGCCGGCCACGTGGTCGTGGCGATATCCCGGAGTCCCTTCGCCGTCGTGGCAAAGCAGAGCTCCGTCATGGCGTGTTGCGCCGCACATCCTTCCAGGTACGTGCAGTCGTTCAGTACCAAGCGCTCGCCCAGGACTTGCACGACGGTCCCGGCGAGCATCCAGCCGGGGACCACGTGGACAAGAACGTGCGTCCCGACCTTAACCGCGCTGCTCAAGTCATCGGCCATTGCTAACCCTCCTTGGATCGACCGTAACAACCTCCCAGCCTTCCGGCACCGGAGGAACGCCCCCCGAGCCGTGCGCTGGAATCAACGCCACGATGACGGGAACGGAAACCCGCTCCGGCCACGGCGTGAAACCGTCCGTAACGACTACCACGACGTCGGCGACGCGCTCGGCTTCCGCGATGGCGGGCCGCAAGTCCGTACCGCCCCCGCCCTTCCATTGCATCCGGCGCAAGTCCCCCCGCATCCGGTGCGCTTCGACGTCGCAGCTCCAAACGACGAGCTCTCCGAGCCGCCGCGCGGCGTCGGCGACGACGCCCAGCGCTTCCGGGCCGATCGACGCCATCGACCCCGACGTATCGACCACGACCCCCACGCGCGGCCGGCGTTTCACCATGGCCGGGCGTAGCGCGGTGCATGGCCGCTGCCGGCGGTTCATGCGGGAGTAACTGAAATCCTCCCGCCCCGCCATGATCGCGCGCCCCTTCCGGGCGAGCGCGGCGGCGAGGCGTCTCGGCCACGGCACCCGTACCTTGGCCGCCGCCTCCTTCGCCCATACCAGCGCCCCCTTGGCCACGCTGCCGGGGTTTTTCTGCTCATGCGCCAGCGTGTCCTGGGCGGTCTGTTCCAGCGTGGCGCTCGCTGCACGCGGCGAGAGGCCGCCGCTCTCCGGCTCGCCCTCGAGGGGATTCCCCGCGCCCGAGCCGCCGCCGCAATGGCCGGACTTGCAACATTCGTCCTTCATCACCAAAAGGTATTCCTCGGCGAGTAGGCCATCCGGCTGGCCAAGGTGGCGGGGGAGCGCGCCGCCGGGCGGCAAGTCGCCGGGGTCCAAGTCGTCATTGATTTCCATATCCCCGGCGACGTTCCACGCGATCGACGGGGGGAGCCCGCTGTCCTCCTGCCGCTTGCCGTGCTTCCGTAGCAAATGCTCGATTTCGTGCGCCGCAATCACCGCGGCCCGCACGCGCTCCGGCAGCGAACGGAGCCAGTCCAAGTCCATATAGATATGCCAGCGGTTCGACACGGCGACGGTGCCGAGCCCTTCCACGACGAGCGGCGTTAAGGCCGCGATGGCGCGCGCGTAGTACGGGCGGTAGAGCCGGGCGGCGAGCAGCGTGTCCGCGATGAAAGTGGACTCGGAAGGCGTGGGGGGGCGCGGCTTAATGGTCATCTCGGCCCCCTAACGTCGCTGGCCGCTCCGCTGCGCCGTACCGCGCTGGCCATCGTGGCGTCGCGCGCCATGCGGCCACCGCCGGCACGAGACGCCGCCGTTACGGTTTCTTCCGTCACCGCCGACGCAAAGAAGCGCGTACTCTGTCCCGTCAAGGACGCCCATTGCGCGTGACGCTGCGCGCTCGCGCGTGACGCGCCGAGCTCGTCAAAGAGAATGCTGGCGAGCATGGCCGTCTTCATTTCCGCAGCCTCTCACGTACCTCGAGAATCCGCCGCCCCAGCTCCTCGCATTCCTTCGGGACTTCCCCGCCCGTCGCAACCTGGAGCGCTTGCGCGGGCGTGATGGCCGCATCCACCCGAATGGCCGCGGTGAGCTTCCACGCGCGCGCGAGCCGCTGCGCCCGCTGGGGATGCTCCGACGCCGCAGCGCCAGCCACGCCCAGCATGGCGGCGAGCTGCTGGTCGGCACGGAGCCCAGCCAGCGCTTTCTTGGCGACGTCCAGGGGGTCCGAAAGAAGGAGCTCCGGGTCCGGGAGATCGCGCGCCTCCTCCCACGCCGCCCATTCCGCAGCGGCGGAAGGACCGACCACGCAACCGGCCACGGCGCACGCCGCGTCATCGGTGGAGCTCAAGGGAAGCGCCGCCAGCGCGTCGATGGCCATGCTCCACGTGCGCGGGCAAGGATGCGCCGCGGAGCTCTGCTCTGCCGTGGGGGTCGGCGCAAGGGCCGCCGTGTTGTGGAGCAAGTAGCCCGTGACGGAAGCCGCCGCCTTTGCCCGCGCCGCGGAACACTTCGCGCCCCACGCGGTGAGCTCTCCGGCCGCCCATTCCCGCGCGTCCACCGTCCAGCTCACGTGCGCCATGCGGGAGGCGAGCGGCTGGGAAAGAATGCCGTTATCCGCCGCGCTCTCCGGCGGGTTGCCGGCCGCGACGACGACGATTCCTGAGAGGTCGAGCCCGGCGACGAACGGCTTCCAGACGATGCCGAGCGCCGCCGCTTGGACCGAGGGCGGGGCGCACGTGATCTCATCCAGGAACAGCCATGCCGGCTTTCCCTGGTCGAGCGCTTGGCGCAACCGCCTCGCCCATGGGGGCGCGCTCTGCTGGACTTCGCCCCGCGCGTCCAGCGCCAGCCAGCCGCCGACGTCGGTAGGGTCCGACGTCGCCAGAATCACTACCTCGAGATGCGCGCCCGCCTCCTCGGCCAGCTTGCGAATCTGCGCCGTCTTTCCGGTGCCGGGAGCCCCGAGCAGCATCACGGGATGCTTTGCCAAGACGAACGTACGTACCAAGTCGATCGGCTTCATTTCCTAACCTCCCTTTGGACCCTAACGAAACCGGCGGAACCGTAGCGGTTCCGTAGAACGCTGTCAACGGTGCGTCTGGCTGGCCGCGCAGCTCTCGCGGTTCTCGGTGACGCGCGAGGCGATTCCGGACCAGCAGATAGGCGAGGCTTTCGACGCCCACCAAAAGAAGCCGGCGCCGGCCACGCTTGCGCACGTAGCCCGGCGGCTCCTTCCCGCCATGCTGGCGTCGATTGCCGCGCCGTTCCATGTCGCGGCCGAGGGATATCCGTAGCCGGCGCCGGCATTGGAGCTGCCGAGCATGATCGCGGTATTCATCCGACTTCCCCCGACGCCCCCGCTGCGCGTGTGCCGTAGGTCGCGTCGCTCGCCGAACCGCTCCAGACGTAGCCGCGATGCAGCGCCGCCATGCTCGCCCAGGAATCCCACACCGCGCGCCCGGCCACGCTCGCGCGCGCCGCCTCGAGTTGTCCCGCCATGCTTTGCCCGGCGCCGTGGCCCATCGACCCGGCTCGGCTCGGCGCCGGCCACGCGCGCCCGCCCAATACGGTTAGGTGCATTTGGATGCGGCCCTTGCCATGGATTGCCCGGAGGCGTCCGACGCGGTCCCCGCCCATTCCGTCGCGTAGCGGTTTCCTCCGACCGAGTAAGACGCCCAGATTCCGTAGCTGCCCCGTCCCGCACTGCTCGCGGTATCGGCGGTAAGGAGCGGCGTCGCCCAGCTCGCCCGGTGGGGGTCTACGCCATCATTGAACAGGCGCCGCGTCTGAAAGCCGGTCGCGCCGAGGAGTGTTAATACCATGATGCTTCCGCCGCGGAATGTCGCGAAAGGACGTCGCTTGAATTGACGGTATGCCGGTCGTCCCCGGCGCACGATGCGGAGAGATTGCTCGCCGTGCGCGGCGTTGGCGTACTCGAGGAATCGGCGACGGCGTTTCGAGCCGCCCAGCTCGCACGATCGGCTCGCATTTCCCCGGACACCCGGCACCGGGAGATTGTGTATCCAAACGTGCCGAGCAGATAGAGATTCATCGGTCCCGCCGGATCGAAGCATCCGCCGCGGAGCGGTCAAATACCAGGAGGCTTGCCAGCCACGCCAGCCGGCCGCTTCCGGAAACCCTAGAGGCGGAGAGCGTGGTTAGTGACTTCTCCCCGACGATGGCGCTCGCTTGGTCCGCTTCTTCGAGATCGGCGGCATAGCTCGCTCGCTGCGCGCGCCGAAACTCGCGCACGCACGACCATGCCGTCCAATCGCCCGCCCCCGCCATGATGGCCAGCATCATTCCAGCCAGCTCCCGCCGCCGAATCCCAGCATCCTGGCCACGGTCGGCAGCAGCTCGCGCACGACGATTTCCGGGCGCAGCTCGAGCTCGACCCCTGGAACGGGCGGGCGCAGAATCTCCGCGGCTTCCTCGGCGCCGAGCTGGCGCCGCTCCGGAGCTTCCTGGACCGATAGGTTCCTAACGCAACGGTCGCACATTGCTAACACTCCAAAGCCCCGCATCGTCGCGGGGTTTAACTGGACGCCCCGGCCGCTCCGTTCGTTTCCGTGGCAGCGCTGGCGATCCACGCGTGGCGGCCGTGCGCGGACGAAGACGACCAAAACCCGCAAAAGCTCCCGCCTCGATCCGCGCTCGCCCATGCGGCGTAAGGGCTCGGTGCCCAGCCGACCTTGGAACTGTGCGCGAGCTTCCATCCACGTGCGTGTCGCGCCGGCCCGGAGTTGAGCGCCGGAGAGGAATAAAAAGCCAGATTCACGACGAATACTCTTTCGCGCACTCTTCGGCGCAGAATCGCTGCCAGCGCTCGTCGGGTTTGAAATCGAATCCGCAGGAGACGCACTCCCGCACGGAGTCGCGCCACGCCTCCGGGCATCCGGTTTCATGGCAGAGCGTGCCGTTGATTCGAAGGAGCTCGCATCCGGTGCAAGCGCCCGAGTGGAAACGCCCTTCCTTTGCTTCGGCCATAACGTGAGCTCCTTTCCTAACGGGACGGGCGCCCACGCTAGCGCGCCCGGTCCCATGCTGTCAAGGCTAGTTCATCGACGCGACGCGCGCCTCTTTCCTTCCGGCTTCCTTCCCGAGCTCGAAAGCTCGGCGCGCGAGCTTGGCGAGCAGTAGGCCGCCTACGATCGCCTTGAGCGGGTTTCCTTCCGCTAGGTCGAGCGCGATGTCGGACGCCGCCGTACCGAGCTCGTCGGCAATCGGGCCGGGCGGGATTCCGGGAGCGCTCCGAATCTTCTCCGGACCTTGGGGGGCGTTCATGCGCCCCCCTCTTCTTCGTCCCGTTCGACTCCGAAGTATCCCGCGACGGGGCCGGTGACGTTGTCCCGGAGCTCGGTCCCGCGCCCCCGATGGTGCGTCAGAAATCCGTCCAGACCGTTCGGTTCGGAGAGGAGGCGCATGAGCTCGGCAACGTGTGCGCGCGCTTGCGACGGGGACATGGTGCCGGGCTCGCGTTCGATTCGGAGCTCGGAATCGACGGCGAGGATGAGCTTGATTCGGTAACTCATGCCGATTCCCCTTCTTCGGGGATTAGCTCGACTTGCCAGACCCCGAACGAGGCGCCGTCGCCTTCCGAGCTTTCGCACGCGAAACCGGCCGGCAACGCCTCGTTCACCAAATCGAACATCTCGGAAACGAGCTCGCCGACGAAATCGCAGTCCGAATCGGGATCCGACAGGCGTTCCCATTCCCCGAGGAGCTTGTCCTTCCTCCCGTTCCACCGGACGCACGCCATCGTGAAGTCCGGGGAATCGGTCGTCTTCCCGAGCGACAGCTCCTCTCCGATGGAATCGAGGAGCGTAACGAGCGCTCCCCCTACGTCTTCGTCCCGTAGCGTTCCTTCGGAGATTGACCCTTCGAATCGGAGCGCTTGGGCTCTGGTCAGTAGCATTTGAAGTCCCCTAACGTGTTTCGGTCCTAACGTCGGACGATTCGTCGTCCGAGCTTGAGTACGCTCCCGCCCTTGCGGGAAGGAGCGTTGACGAGCTCGGTCTAGGACGTCTCCCGCCCGCACCGCGCGCACATGGCTTCCGTCCGTTCGTTCGAATGAAGCCGGTCGATCCTACGAACGCACGCCTTCGTCTTGGGGTCGAGCGCTCCCGCATGGCGCACTAGGTCGAAGAGCAGAGCTGCGATCGAATCCAAGCGCTCCCGGACGCGCTCCAGTTCATGCGTCATGGGGTCGCGGCAGCGGGAGCTCATGCGCCGTCCCCGGACTGCGCGGCAATGGCGGACTCTGCCGTTGCGTGGTTTCTGAGGAGCGCGGCGCGAGCGAATCGAAGCGTACGCTCGCAATCCTGGATTGCCGCCCATGCCGCGCCGCGCTCCTCTTCCTCGCATCCGGCCGGAGCATCCCCGGCAAGATGGGCGAGCGCTTTCAGGTTGGAATCAAGCTGTCCCCACGCGCGCTCTGCCTTCCGGGCGAGCTCTTTCACGCCTTTTCGCATCATGTCGAATCCCCTAACAGGTTGAACGGTCTAACCGGGAGGCTTGTCCGCACCATGCGGCCCTCCCGTAACGTCTGTCCAAACAAAGAAAACCGTGCCAAAGGTCGTAAGCTATTGCCAGTAGCGGACTTGCGAAACCGTTCTTAACAATCGGTCTACTGCGGTCTACTGGCGCGGCCGCGCTACGGGACAGAGGCGAACGAGCTCCGGAGAGGAGAGGAGAAGACTGGCTGGAAGGAGAGGAGCGCGGACTTGCCCGGGCGCACTTCGCCTAGCGCGATCGGTCGTCCGAGTCCGAGAGCGAATGGGAACGCCTCATAACCGTGCGAATGCGCCTCGGTCCCCGGGGAGACGCCTCTAAGTGTCCGATAATTAGCGTTCTGATGCATTGCCCCGGGACGCTGCTCGGGATGAGGAGGCGCGCGCGCGTAGGCCGGCCGGCCCCCCGGTCGATGACCGGGAACCCGTCCTTCGCTCCCTGGTTGAATCCGGGCTGCCTCCCACGCGCGCAGGAGGTTTGGAGTCCCAGGAGAGGCTTTCCGTACGGATCCCCCCGTACACCTCCTGGCTTAGAGCCTCCTCCCCTGGGCCTTCTCCTGAGACTTCGCTCTGCCGATCAGCCTGAAAACCGGGCTTACGAAGAGGGTTTGGGCTTAAGGGGTTAGGGCCTC